GCCCGAGCCGAGTCGATCATCCGAAATTCCAAATGGCAAATAGCCGCTAAATATCGCATTTACCATTCTGAATACAAATAGAGGAATTGTGCAGACTGATTTCCCGAATCCGGTCGATAATGCGACTCGGGCTGTGGAATGGCCCCCGAGTCATGAGATCGGCATCTATATTTCTGCCGGTGATGAGTTGAAGTTGATCGGGACGGCGCGGGACTCAGACGATTTGATCATGTTGCTGGGGGGGATTGCTGCGGAGTGGCGCCGGCTGCTGGCGGAGCCGGACTGGTACTTCTCCGACTTCGTCTCCTGACGGCGAGATTCCGGCTTCGACAGCGCATTTCCCCTTGCAGACGTCCCATTTCTGCCCGTCGCTGTCGGTGGCGCAGTCTTCGGATCTGAGCTGTCCGAAGCAGATGGCGCAGAAGGTGCCGTACTGGGGATGGTTGACGCCCATCAGGGTTCTCCTAGGTCTTGGGGCGCCCGGCGCTCCGGTCGATTTCGGCGAACTGGCGCCAGGTTGCCGCATGCCATAGGTGGAGGCTTCGCCCTCCGCCGACGAGAACTGTGTGTGCCGGGGTGAGCGCGTAGGCGGTGGCGATCTGGTGGATCCGCTGCCGGGACACTTTCAGGTATTTAGCGGCCTCTACGGAGGTCCACAGCTCGATTTGGGGCAGATCGGAGTCGATTTCGACGATTTGGACCCCGATCCGGTTGTCGTAGTACACATCGTCGATTTTTACCAGGAATCCGTTGATGCTGACCCGGATCGGGGCTTCGGGGTGCATGCGCAGGAACGGGCTCATGGCTCGCCCGGTAATTTCTTCCATTTAGGCTCCTTTTCGTCGAAAAAGGCCCCCCAGTCGCGCTAGAGGGCCTTTTCCGCTCCACCAGTCGCGCTAGCGGAGAAGTTTCGCCTTCTTGGCCTTGCGCGCCTGAGCGGACTTGCGAGCGAGGGTCTTGTAGTAGGCCCGGCGCAGGTTTTCGGCGGCGGCGGCACGGGCGGCCGGGTCAACCACCTCGGGCGGCACCTGGGCCTCGAACCGATCGAGCGCGGCCTGACGGGCGGCCTCGGTTCTGGCGGCCCGGTTGGGGGTGCGTCCCCATGAGATGTGGGCTGCAATGGATGCGATGAGGGAACGGTCTGCGGGATCTTTCGCGCTCACGACTGGCCGACCCCCTTAGATCTTGGCCGCTTTGGCGGTATACGCCCGCTTACACTGTGGACAGTCGACCATGCCCCATCGCCCGGTGACGGAGTCGCCCGTTTTCACGTGCGGGTCGCCATTCGCTGACAGGTGGTGCACCTGCGGGGAGGTTTCCTCTTCCGGCGCGTTTTTGACCTTGTCGAGATAGACGAGCAGCTTGAGCTGATCGAGTCGTATGACGACTCGGGCTTTGTCGCCGGGCTCGTATCGGGCGGAGATGACGGGGATTTGGGTGCCGTCAAGGTCAACGTAGACGTCGGCGTTGTCGTCTCGGCCGCTGAACAAGCTGAAAAACCTTCCTGCTTTCACTCGGTGGCCTTCTGCGGGGTGATGGCGAGGGCGCAGAGGAGTTTGTGGGCCTGGCGGGTGTGGTCACGCAGGTAGAGCAGCCCCAGCTCGACCAGCAGCTCTCCGGCCTCTTCTGTGGTGAGAGCGTAGTTGTCGGCGACTTCGGCGACGCTTTTCGGGATTTCCGGTGTCTTGGGCTGGGCGCCGGGACGGTTGGCGATGGTGTTGATGATCATTTCCGCCAACGGAATCCTTTCTCTGTCGATCATTCGCCGGGCTCTTTCTGGGTGAGGGCGGATTGGGAGTGGGCGATGCCGATGGTGAGCACGTAGTCGAACGCCTGCTGGTAGGTGAACCCGAAGTGGTCGGCGATGTCCTGGATGGATTTGATGCGCTGCCTGCCGCAGACGCACGGCTGTTCCTCGTCGTCGCTCATCGGCGCCATGCCCTCCTCAAGACCGTCCCGGCCCTTCTTCAGCTTCGAAGCTTGCGTGGCGGAGAACCTGAAGGGGTGGTGGGCCGGGACGGTAACCCCTGCTGGAACTGCCCGGCGATTATCTCACACCGGCGCGCAACTGGATGCTATCGCCACCCGTATGGGCGAGGACAAGACCTCGCCACCCTCAAGACCCACCGAAAGGAACCGATCATGGGCAGAGGACGACCACCCGGCAGCCGCACCGCCGGCGGCACACCCAACGCCCTCAAGCTTCTCCGAGGCGGCCACCCCGAACTCGTCAACAACGACGAACCCATCCCCGAAGAAGGCACCCCCATCTGCCCGTCGAAAGACAAAGAAGTCATCGAGGTCTGGGAATACACCCTCCGGCAGCTGGAGATCATGAAAACGGTGGCCCCCGCCGACCGGGACATCCTCCACGGCTACTGCGAAGCAGTCGTCACCTTCCGCAAGGCATCCCGGATGATCCAACGCGACGGACTCGTCATCGACAGCCCCCGAGGCCCCCTCAAGCACCCCGCCACCAGCATCATGCGCGAAGCGTCCAACCTGATGAAGGACTACGCCCGCCACTTCGGACTGACCCCGTCAGCCCGAGGAGGGCTCAGAGTGGGGGAGTCTCAGGTTCAGGAGACGGTTCAGGGCCCGGGTCCGTCTCGTCTTCTGTCAGGCTGAGCGGGATCACTATCCGGTCGCCGTCGATCACCACATAGAAGCCGAACTCCTGCGCGCCGACCTTCTTCGCCCACCGGACCATCCGCGACGCGTTCAGGTGCACCACCCGGTCGTCATCGGTCACTTTCAGGCCCCTCATGGCATGAGGTGCGGGAAAACGCCACCTTGTCCAGCCATTCCCGGTCGACACCCGCATCCGTGTACCAGGAGTAGCCGTCCAGAGACGGCGAGGCGTTCGTCAGCAGCGAATTCAGGCTTCCGGCGCCGTCAGGGCGCTCCGAGAGGGCTTTCAGCACGTAACACGGCCAACAACAGTCGGGGCAGCACGGGTAGGCGTACAGCTCCCCCAGGGCGTGGGCGATGAGGATGGCGAAAGCCTCACCATCCGAAATCTGGTCCGCCACTCACTCCCCCCGCTCGTCGATGAGGGAAACGTCGGTGGTGACACCGTTCAGGACCACATACAGGCCGAATTCCTGCGCCTGAGCCATCTTCGCCCAATGGACCAGCTTGCCGATCGTCGGATTCCGCAGACCCAGCCCTGATTCGAGCACCGACACATACTGGTCGTACGGCCCCGCCGCCCTGGAAAACTCGACGGCGCTCATGCCCAGCACCTGTTTGCGGTGCTGGCGCATGACGGCAGCGATCGGCGCCAGCCGAACCCGGAAATCCCCGTAGTCGATCATTCCCCATCCTCCGTTTCGTTGTCGTGCAGCACGTCGACCTCTGTGTACTCGCCGTCGATGAGCAGATACACGCCGAACTCTTGCACCTGCAGCGCCTGCGCCCAGAACGACAGGCGGGCCAGCGACGGGTTGTAGTTCTTCTTCGGTGATTCCAGTCCGGTGATGGTTGTCCGTTCGAACCCGTTCACTGCCGCGAACTCCTTAGGAGTCCTGTACAGGACCCGCCGGCGCTGCGTCAGCAGTTCACACAGCGGTTTCAGTGGTCTCCGGAAGTCGTAGACCTTCCTCCCCATGGAAATGCGCGACTGGTTCGCGTCCGGGGCTTCGATGTCGTGCAGGGTGTATGTGGAGTACTCGTCGTCGGCGAACAGGAACAGCCCGAACTCCTGTATGAACAGGACTTCGGCGACCTGCGCCATTCGGGACAGACTCGGGTTGATCATTGCGTGTCGGGCGGTGACATCGAACCACCAGGTCGCCGAATGCCCCGCCCTGGTCGACGTCTGGCGGCCGGATTCGCCGAGCCGGGCTTGGCGGGCTATCACCGCCGACAGGAACGGCTGGAGTCTTGCGGTCAGGTTGATGTCGGTGCCGTGCCAATCCTTGCCCTTCATAAGAAAGTGAACGGTTCACTTTGCATGTAAGTGACGCCCGGTGCGCCATGTCACTCGTTCGGGGAGGTGAAACCGGTGCCTAAGCGGCTGCCCCAATGTGGAAAAACATTCGACGACATCGCCTGCACCAAGCGCGGAGACCACCTGTGCGGGCCCCGAGTCGCACACGTGAATGCGTTTTTCGCCGAAATCCTCGTCCACACCAAGGGTCGCTGGTCCCGGACCCCGTTCCGGCTCTCCCAGTGGCAGCTCGACGACATCATCGCCCCGCTGTTCGGCAAGGTCACCTGGTCCACAGAGCACGACTGCTATGTGCGCCGCTACCGGCTGGCCTGGGTGGAGGTTGCCCGCAAGAACGGCAAGTCGGAGATTCTGGCTGGGATCGCCCTGTACCTGCTCATCGCCGACGATGAGGAGGGTGCCGAGATCTACGGCGCCGCCATGGACCGGGACCAGGCCCGCAAGGTCTTCGACGTCGCCGAGCGCATGGTGCACCTGTCGACGCTGCTCTCTTCCAGGCTGAAGATCAACAAGCAGGCGAAGCGGATCTACGACACCACCACCGGCTCCTACTACGAAGCCGTCGCCTCCGACTCCGCCGGCAACCTGGGCCACAACCCCCACGGCATCGTCTTCGATGAAGTGCTTACCCAGAAGAACTCCGACCTGTGGAATGCCATGCGCACCGGCATGGGCGCCCGGGTCCAGCCGCTGATGGTCGCCGCCACCACCGCCGGCGACGATCCGCAGTCGTTCGCCAAGCAGGAACACGACGAGATGTTGAAGATCGCCGAGAACCCGGACCGGGCCCCGCACATCTTCGTCTACATCAAGAACATCCCCGCCGACGCCGACCCCTGGGACGAAACCCTGTGGCCTCTTGCCAACCCGGCTTTGGGCGAGTTCCTGTCCTGGCAGTCGCTGCGCGACGAAGCCCAGGAGGCCCGCAACGACCCGGCGAAGGAGAACGCCTTCCGCCAGTTCCGGCTCAACCAGTGGGTGGCGCAGTCGTCACGGTGGATGCCGATGCACCTGTGGGATACCTGCACCGGCAACCTGTGGCTGAACCCGCACTGGCACAACAAGGAGTTGCACGGCCGCATCGCCTACGCCGGGTTCGACCTAGCCGCGAAATTCGACCTGACCGCATGGGCGGTGGTGGTCCCAGGAGAGGAGCCGAACGAGGACCCGGCACACATCATGTGGCGGTTCTGGCTGCCCGAGTCGGGGCTGGAACGCCTTGACCAGCTTCACGACGGCAAGTTCACGCGTTGGGCGAAACAGGGCTGGCTGACGATCACCGAAGGCTCCGTCATCGACTACGACAAGGTCATCGACGATATCGCCGAGGATGCGAAGGCCTACCGGATCGTCGCCGCGGACTGCGACGAGTGGTCGATGTGGCCGATCATCAACCGGATCGCCGACGTGTTGAAGCTCGACATCGAAGAAGGCGAACTGACGGCGTACCGCAACACTTACGATCGCATGAGTCCCGGGATGACAGACCTGATGGGTACCGTCAAACGGGGACTGTTGCGGCATCACGGCAACCCAGTGGCCCGCTACTGTTTCGATCAGTGCGAAGTCCGACATGCTCCGTACGACCCCAATCTGGTGCGCCCGGTGAAACCGGAGCGGGGCAGGGACAAGGCCCGCATCGACGCGGTTCCGGCGGCGGCGATGGCGGTCAACGCGTGGAAGTCGCGGGAGGGCATGGAGACGATCCGGTCCGCCTATGAGGACGGAAACCTCATGATCGTCTGAACCACTGCCATCGCCGGCGTCTCCCACCGGCGATGTCGTTACGCACCACATCCACCCACAGTTCGGTGCCGTCGCGAAGCAGTCTGACCTTCATCCGGGTTCCCGAAGGCGAGGTGGCGATGCTGTCGAACAGCTCCACATATTCGTTCACCACCGCCGTCCGGGACATGCCGTTGCGGGCAGCGGCAGTCCAGATCCGCTCGTAGACCTCTTTGCGGATGTGCAGGGTCAACGTCACTACCTCGTCTGTCATCAACGGGCTCCTCTCGGGGAAGAAAAGTGGGGGCCTGCGCGGGTTGCACCCCATGACGCGCAGGCCCCCGACCCCCAGGGAAGCTCACCCACTCCTACGGGGAGACCATCCTGGGGGATTCCCCGGGGCCGCAACACGCCCCCACCGCGTCGACTCGGGAACGCGGGAGGGTACCCGGGGAAGCCTTGTCAGATCTCCTGCGACTCCCGGATCAGCTCGCGCCCCTCGGCGGGTGTCAGGTGACTGTCGGGCTCGCACCCGAACTCGCAGGTGAAGTCCTCCACCGTCCCGTACAGGCGGCATATCAGCGGGCGCTCGGCGTAGATCGCACACCGATTCTCGTACGTCAACGCGGCGCACTGGTTGTCGTGCCAGTTCACCGTCGGCAGCCCGGTCCGCTGCTGCTCCGCCGCCGCCATCGGAATGATCGGCCCGCACGTTTCGTAACACAGACCCTTGCAGTTGATGTTCGGCACCCGCGCATACAGGGCGTCGAGCTGGTTCACCCTAGAAATCATGTGTGCACTCCTGGCAGAAGTAGATGTCTTTGGCCCGTACTGTCAGTACCCGCCACAGGATCCGCCACATCGGCGTCGGGGGGCCGCCGAACGGGGCCCAACGGTGCGTCCTCCAATAGACCCGACGGTAGGCCCGGCGCAGTTCCGCTTTCGTGTAGTACACGTGGAAGCACTCGCCGCAGAGGATGTAGTAGCCCCCTTCTAAGGGCTCGTCCAGATTGCACGAGTAGCAGTGGTCGTCGCGGCACCCGGGGCCCGGCTCGTGCGGGGTGCTACTTCTGCGCATCGCTGAACACCCAGGCGACCAGGATGAACCCGACGATGAACACCCAGAAGCCGACCTTCACCGCCGCCCACCAGGCCAGCCAATACGCCTTCCGCAGCGGCACCACCTTGGCCTTCGTGTCCTTGTAGTCGGAGTTCGATCTTTCCAGCCGGTGCTTCAGGTACCCGAAGCTGAACGCGGTGGAAGCTCCCAGCAGTGCTATCAGGACGCCGAGCAGCACCGGACTCTGTTCCTCCGTCACCCCACCACCCTAAGGCACCCGAGCGCCATCGCGTGCCATCGGTCCCCCCTTCGTGCATCACCCGAAAGAGGAGGCAATCAATGGCGAGCTGGGTGCTGATCCCTTGCCTCAAATCCCTATTCGACGAGTTCGACGAGCTCAACCCCGACCGAGACGACTCCACCGACGGGTCCATCGGCGACTCCGCCCACGCCAGCAGCACCTCCGACCACAACCCCGACGAAACCGGCGCCACCTCCCGAGAAGACTCCGACTCGATCAACGAAGTCCACGCCATCGACGTCGACTGCACCGGACCCTGGCCCAACGGGATGACCTTCACCGACGCCATCAACCTCATCGTCAACAACCACAAGAACAACAAGGACGACAGGCTCTACTACGTCATCTGGAACAAGAAGATCGCCGAAGAGTCCAACGGCTGGAACTGGCGCAACTACACCGGCTCGAACCCGCACGACAAGCACGGCCACTTCTCCGCCAAGTACGACACGACAAACGAGAACGACACCAGCTCCTGGGGTCTCGTCGACGAGTGGGGTGACACCATGAACGAATCCGATTTCAAGAAGTGGATGACGAACTGGTCCAAGAGCACCGACGGGAAGAAGGCGCTCGCCACCGCCGCCTACGAGGACTGTGTGCAGCGCTACGACTCCAAGGGCAACCCGGTGCCGACGAACGACCCGAACCCGACGATGGGCGTCAACGCCGGCATCGGCTACAACGGGCGCGACCTTCAGTGGGTTAAATGCGACCTGAAGGACATCAAGGACGACCTGGCGGAGCTCAAGGTGGCAGTCCTCGGCGAAGGCGCCGAGTAGATGTTCGCCGTCGCCGCCGCCATCCTCTTCGGAGTGGCGCTCCTGCTCGACCTCATAGACACCGGCGGCGAATATGTCTCCGCCTTCACCATCGCCGGTCTGCTCGCCATCGCCGTCCACCTGGCCGTAGGTGGCTCCGCCTGGCCCTGGCGTCGCCCATAGAAGAACGCGGCGGGCCAGGGAAGTGTGCCTGCCCCTGGTAGCCGCCGCGCCCTTGAGTGGCGAGGCACTGCCCCGCTTTAACCAGGTCCGAAGATCGCATAGGCGATCCGGACCGTCTCAGCATAATGGCCGGACACCGGGACGCAACCCGCCGTCACCCGGACGTGAAGAACGCGGCGGGCCGGAAAACCTCGCTGGAGTCTTCCGGTAGCCGCCGCGCCCTTGAGTGACACGGCATTGCCGTGTTCCATCCCCCCAGAACCCCATCAGGGCCGGGCTGGACGGGGAGTTGTCCGCGCCGAAGGTCCGAGCAAGACCGGCTGAGCGTCCAACAAGCTCGGAACGCGCGAACAACCCCCCTGTGGCGCGGGCCAGATTCGAACTGGCGACCTCCGGATCATGGGTCCGTCGAGCTACCGGGCTGCTCCACCGCGCTGTAACAGACCCTCCCACCCGCAGACGGGAGGGTCCACTGCGCCGGTTTCAGGAACCCAAGCAGTCGACGCCAAAGGGATTCCACGCTACCGGCAAAGCGAGAAGCGACGGATGGAGAGAACCACCGGCGGGAGCCGGGCTTATCTCTCGCTCACTTCCGGCACCCAGCATGCAGAACCGGGCCCGCCGCCGCAATTTCTGTCACCCATATGGAGCTAACGGATCATGTTCTCTCGCTGGCCCGTCTACGACCGGGTCCTGGTGAACCTCGTCGACGGTTCCGCCCTCGACGGGGTCCTCATTCGCAGGTCGGGGCCGCTGCTCGTGCTGTCCGACACCACCCTGTACTCGCGGGAGCTCGAACCGCAGCGACTCGACGGCGACGTCTACATCGAACGGCACCGGGTCCTGTATTTGCAGGTAGCACCCCCGAAAACCCCCGACCCGGAGTGAAATCCCCACCACGTCACCCGAAAGGAGTACGCGGTGCCTTTCGCGTTGACCGCAGGAGTCATCAAGCAGGTCCGCCCGAATAACACGATCCTGGGCCTGGACCCGCCAGCGTTCATTCAGGTGGGCCCCGAGCAGTTCCGCAGCTACGAGCAGATCTACCAGAAGCAGCCGGCGGTGCGGACTGTCATCGACTTCCTCGGCCGTAACGTCGCCCAGCTCGGGCTGGACGTCTTCGAGCGGACCTCCGACACCGACAGGGAGAAGGTCCGCGATCATCCGCTGTCGAAGCTGCTCAATGATCCTTGGCCGGGGTCGAAGTGGAGTAAATACAAGCTGATCAACTGGACGGTCCAGGAGTATTCGATCTTCAACTCGGCGTTCTGGCTGAAAGCCAAAGCCCCCGACGGCTCCAACGGCGTCCACCCCGTCCCCCGCCGGTTCGTCCAACTTGTCGGCAGCAACCCCCTCGCCCCCGACAAATACCGGATCCAAGGCACCCGAGGCCCCATCGACCTCGACCCCGACCAGGTCGTCCACTTCTACGGCTACAACCCCAGCACCCCCCGAGACGGCTACCCGCCGCTGGAAACCCTCAAGCAGCTCCTCCAAGAGGAATACGCCGCCGCCGAATACCGCGAGCAGATGTGGCGCAACGGGGCCCGGATCTCCGGCTTCATCACCCGGCCCGAAAAGGCCCCCCGCTGGTCGTCCACCGCCCGGCAAAGGTTCATGACCGACTGGGGTGCCTACAGCTCCACCCAACAGGCTGGAGGAACCCCCATCCTTGAGGACGGCATGTCCTGGCACGAGGGTGGCATCACCCCGAAAGACGCCCAGTACATCGAAGCCCGGCAGCTCTCCCGTGAAGAGGTCGCCGCCGCCTACCACGTCGACCCGTCGATGCTGGGCATGTCCAAAAGCGCCAACCAGTCATCGCTGGGCGAGCTCCGCAAAATGCTGTACGCCGACGCTTTGGGCCCGCTGCTGGAGATGCTGCAGCAGGACATCGAACTGCAGCTGCTCCCCGACGTCGACCCCGCCGGAGCGTCCAAGATCTACGTCGAGTTCAACCTGAAGGCCAAGATGCAAGGCTCCTTCGAAACCCAGGCAGCAGCGATCAGCGCATCCGTCGGCGGGCCCTGGATGACCCGCAACGAAGGCCGGGCCCTGTACAACCTGTCCGACCTGCCGGAAGCGGAAGAGCTCATCACCCCGCTGAACGTCACCGCCGGCGGACTGGCCTCGCCCAGGGACACCGCCCCTAACAACCCGTCCAATGAGGAATCGAATGGGAAGCCCCCTGGACCCAAGCCCGTCGGGAGTGGCTGATGAAACACAAGAGCATGCCCGCAACGATCACCACCGACGATGAGGGAGTTTTCGAGGCTGTTGTATCGGTGTTCGACAACAAGGACTACGGCGGCGACATCGTGCGTCCCGGGGCGTTCAAGAAAAGCCTGGAACACTGGGCGAACTCGGGGGCCCCGATACCGGTCTACTGGTCACACCGCCTGGATGACCCGTCCATGAACATCGGCGAGGTCATCGAGGCGAAAGAACTCGACACCGGCGCCGACATGCCCGACTGGGTCAACGACTGGGTCCGGGAACACGGCGGCCTGTACGTCAAAGCCCGCCTCGATGACTTCGGCATGGGTAAGCAGGTCCGGCATCTGATGAAGAACCGCCGGGTGAAGCAGTTCTCGTTCACCTACGACGTCATCAACGAGCAGCGCAGCAAAGACAACGACGCCAACGAACTCCTCGACCTGTTCCTGCACGAAGTCGGGCCCACCCCGCTCGGCATGAACCCGATGACGGAACTCATCGGCGTGAAACAGGCCCCACCCCCCATTGACGACCCACCTGGAGATTCGTCCACCCCCTACCGCCCTTCCGGGGCGGTTTTTTTGTGCCGCAAACAGTTCGAGGTGCTGGAGCTGGACGCGGAGACCGCATACCTGGCCGCCAGGTCACGAGAGGAACAGGAAACCACCAATGCGTAAGAGCATCCGTGACGCGATCCTGGCGGAAACCAACGCCGCCAAGGGGATCCTCGACGTCGCCGAGAAGCAGGAACGGTCCCTCACCGACGTCGAGAAGGACGCCATCGACGGTCACATGACCAAAGCCAACGACCTCTCCGACCGGGCCAAGAAGGAGGAGGAGTTCCGCAACCAGATGCTGGACCTCTCCGGCGGTCTCGGTGAGGAAGTCCAGTCCCTCGCCGACGACATGGCCCAGGAGAAGGCGCAGGGCACGCGGCGCAAGTCCATGGGTGAGGTTTTCGCCACCTCGCCGGAGTACAAGCTGCTGATGAAGACCGCCCGGGGTGGTGTCTTCGCCGAGAAGCAGCGGGTGAACACGAACACGATCCACGTCGGCAGCATGAAGTCACTGATGACTTCCGGCGACCACGACGTGTCCGGCGGGCCGATGATCGAGCATGACTTCCGGGGCCTGCTCGACCCGTTCTACCAGCGGCCCCTGACAGTCCGGTCGCTGTTCGGCACCGGCAGCACCACGTCGGACCATGTCGAGTTCGTCAAGATGGTCAACACCGACAACAACGCGGCAGTGGTCCCTGAGGCGACGACGACAGCCCCGATCGACGCGGTGGGGCCGCCGATCGTCACCCCCGCCCAGGGTGGCGTCAAGCCCGAGAGCGGCTTCGAGTTCGAACGCGACAGCACCGACGTGAAGAACATTGCGAACTGGATGCCGATCACCAAGCGGGCCCTCGCCGACGTCGGGCAGATCCGCACCCTGATCGACAACTTCCTCACCTACAACCTCGAAGAGGCCCTCGAAACGGAACTGATCACCGGCGACGGCACGGGCGAGCATTTCCTCGGCCTGGCCAACACCCCGGGCGTTCAGCTTCAGGCGGCTTCCGGTGACGCTTTCGACACCACCCGCAAGGCCCGCACGAAGGTCCGCATCGGAGGCCGGGCTGTTCCGACCGCCTATGCGATGAACCCCGTCGACTGGGAGAAGATCGACCTGCTGCGTACCGGCGGCGAGAAGCTGTTCTTCGGCTCCGGCCCGTTCGGCATGAGCACCCCCCGCCTGTGGGGTCTGCCCGTTGTGGAGTCGGAGGCTTTGCCGCCGGGAACTGCTTACTGCGCCGCCTGGAATTGGGGCGTCATCTGGGACCGGGAACAGACGTCAGTGACCGCAACAGACAGTCATGCCGATTTTTTCGTCAGGAACCTCGTCGCGATCTTGGCAGAAATGCGGTGCGCGTTCGGCATTCTCCGCCCCCAGGCATTCGTGAAGATCACCCTGCCGTAATGAACGTCTACTGCCGGATCTGCGGGACACCGGGAGCGGCCTGTGGCGCCAGCCATCAGACGCTCCCGCTCCTCACCGGCGAAGCCTTCCACCGAGGAGTAATCAGAATGACCGAACAGCCGCAGGAACTCGGCGAATACCACTACTACGTGTCCGGTATGGAAATCACCGCCCAGATGACCCCGGAGATGGCGGAGAAGGTCGGCGCGAAGCCGATCGATGAACCCCTCGACGAGGATCCGGACAACCACGAGAACAATGAGGCGAACCGGCTGTCGACCCACATGAAGGAGCCCAGCGCCCACGGAGTGCAGCGCCCCGAGCCGCCCGAGCAGCCTGACCCTGAGGGCAAGTCCCGCATCGGCCGGAATAAGCGCACCGGCCGCGAGTAATGGGCTCACTGGCGACGGTGGAGGAACTGGAAACCTATCTGGGCCGCACCCTCACCGATCAGAACCAGGCCCAGCTGATGCTGGATGTGGCGTCGAGTTCGGTCCGCACCTACTGCGGGTGGGAACTGTCGCAGACCACCGCCACCATGTACTCCGAAGGCGCCGGGACGTCGCTGATGACGTTGCCTACCTTGTGCCTCACCGACGTCATCGAACTGAGGGCGGACGGGGTTGTTCAGGACCCGGACAAGTATCCGATCAAGTGGTCCCGCAAAGGCCAGGTGTGGGGCTACTGGATCTTCGCCGTCCAATATGAGTTCGACGTCGAACACGGCTACGACCCGGTTCCCGACGTGCTCAAGTTGGTCACCATGGACCTGACATCGAAAACCCTCAGCAACCCCGAAGGTCTCACCTCTGCCACCACCGGTCAGGTTTCGCGCACCTGGGGCGGCAGCAGCAGTAGTACCAGCTCGGGAACCCCGTTCAGCCCGTTACATTCCGCCCTGCTGGACCGTTACAGCCTCTGACACCAGAAGGGGCGGGAATGATTCCACTGTCGACGACAACGATCACGGTTCTGCGGATTGCCACCGCAGACGAATACGACGAGCCGTACGCCGGTGCCGGGGAACCCGAAAGGGATGTCGTCGTCACCGGGGTCAGGGCGGTCATCGACTACCCCGCCGGCAACCTCCAGCTTGAGGGTGGCCAGCAGAACGTCATCGACTACGGGCTCAAATGTGATCCGATCGCCGGCGGGCTGCGATACCCGGACTGGATCAAAGACGAATACAGTTCGCGGACGTTCCGGATCGTCTGGTTCCTCGAATTCCCCGGCTCGCATGTCGAAGCCCGCATGCGAGACACCGAAGGCGAGGTCTGACATGGCCAGAAACGCCTACCGCGCTCTCGCCCGAATCGAACGCGAAGCCGAAGACCTCGCCGAGAAGATCGCCCGGGAAATCCTCGACCTCATCTACGTCAACGCCCCCAGAGGCTCGGCGGCTCGGGGGACCGAACACGACGACGCCGGGCCCATCCTCGCCGAGTCCTTCTACATGCGAAAAGACCCGGCAACCGGCGACTACACGATCTCGTCCCGGCGCCGGTACTGGGTGTTCGTCGAGTTCGGCACCCTCAAGCACGGCGACAGGCAGCCGTTCATCCGCCCCGCCATCGACGAGGTGAAGGCCAGGTACGGCCGATGATCCTCTACGCCGATACCGAAGCCGTCGTCAAAACCTGGCTCCTGACCACATCGGTCGCCCCGCTGCTGCTGCGCACTACCGGCGGCTACTCCATCTACAACGCGATGCCGGCGAAAGCGCCGAACCCGGCGCTGGTCGCCTGGCAGGTCTCCGGCGGCCCCAGACCGACCAAAGACATTCCCGAGCAGCAGGCCCGCATGCAGTTCGACTGCTGGGGCCTGACCCGCCTGCAAGCCGGGGACATCGCCCGGACGTTGATCGCCGAACTGGAATGGCTGGCCCGTAACGGCGGCGCCATCGTCACCGGGGTGTATCTCGGCGCCGCCGTCACCCAGGGCATGCGATGGCTGCCCGACCCCGACTCCGACACGCCCCGGTTCATCGTGGACGCGTTGATCACGACAGTCACCTAGACGCTCCGCTCACCCTTCGAGGCCCGCCCCAACCGGCGGGCCTCTTTCGTATGGAAGGAAAATTTCCGTGGCTGACTTCAACGCTGCCGCAGTCCGATTCGGCAAGCCGGGCAAGCTCTACGTGGCCCCGATCGGCAGTACCGAACCCGCCGACCACACCGCCGCCTGGGACGCCGCCTGGGTTCCTCTCGGCTACACCGATGAGGGTTCCGTCTTCAACTACGAGATCAGCGTCGACGCGGTGGAAGTCGCCGAGGAACTCGACCCGATCGCCCGGGTGACGACAGGCAGGGACGCCAGTATCGAGTTCGCCCTCGCAGAGCTGACATTCAAAAACCTGACTCTGGCGTTCAACGGCGGCATCATCGCCGACGTCGACTCCGGATCGGCGTGGGAGTTCGAGCCGCCGGATCTCGGCAATGAAACCCGGGTGATGCTCGGCTGGGACGCCTTCAACGACCCTGCCGTCAACGACCTGCGGATGATTTTCCGGCGCTGCCTTCAGGGTGGATCGCTCGGTATCGAGAACCGTAAGGGCACCACGAAGTCGATCATCCCGGCGACGTTCCAGCTGGAGAAGCCCCTCGACGGCACCAAGATTTTGAAGATCATGGGTGCCGACACCCTCAACCCGGCGATGGTCCCGTGATCAAGTTCGCTCTCGGCGCTATCGCCGGTGCCGTCACCGCCATCGTCGGCGCCTGGATCTGGGTCGTTCGCAGAGTCCAGGCCAAGCCAACCCTCGCCGCCGATCCAGAGAAGGAATAGATGATCACCCGTGACTTCGATGCGATGCTCGCCGAACAGGCGGGCATTCGCCCCACCTTCAAAATCGGTGGGCAGGAATTCACACTCCGGGCCAAGCTGCCCTACAGCCGGTGGAACAAACTCCTGGCCATCATGCGCGACGACGACGCCAGCCCCGACGAAGCCACCGCCGAATTCTTCAACACCGTCCTCGTCAAAGCAGACCGGGAACGGTTCCTGGAACTGCTCCAGAAGGACGAAGACGACGACGATGAGCAAGCCGTCATCGGCTTGGGGCAGATGAACGACCTCACCGACTGGGTCATGGAGCACTTCACGGGAAAAGCCCAGAGCAGTTCCGGTGGCTCCTCGCCTGGTGCGAACGGCACTGGTCCTGCGCCGAACGTGGTCTCGCTCGGATCGAAAAAGGCGGCCAACGCCTAACCGTCAGGGCAGCCATGTGTGTCCTCTGGGAAACCATGATCGACGAGATGCGGGCTGTCCACACCGAACTCGACTCCCGCCGGCACTTCACCGAAGAACGCAAACCGATCCAGCTCGCCAGGGACGCCGTCGCGAAATGGACCGAACCCGAAGTCGTCCAAAGCCCCCAGATCATCGCCTCCCGCACCGCACTGAGTCTGCGTCACGCAGCCAGCCAGGACCTGATCGAAGTGGGGTGAACCGATGGCACGCGACGATGAGGTCATTGCCGATGCGGTAGTCAAAGTCGGCGCCGACACCTCCGGGATGCGCAAGGACGTCGAGAAGGGCGCCAAGAAAGAACTCGCCGGGCTCAAGTTCGAAGTCCCCGTCACCGTCGACAAAAGAGCCGCGCAGGCCGGGCTCAACCACATCGCCGGCATGCGGGCCAACTACATCAAGGACCAGTTCAACCGGGTCCGCAACTTCAACGAACAAGTCCAGCAGGCCGAAGGGCGGGCGTTCCAGGAGCGGACCCGGATGGCGGAGAAGGCCGCCGCCGAGCAGACCCGGATCGCCGAGAAGGCGGCCCGGCAGCAGGAGCGGATCATCCGGGAGTCCGCCGCCCGCCGCAACAAGACCCTCTTCACGTCGCCGCAGCTGATCGACTACGGCGGCAAGGGCATCAAGCCGATGAACCTGCTCTACGGGGTTGTCACCGCCATGACCCCCGCCCTGTTCGCCATGGGGGCATCAGCAGTCCAAGCCTCCACCAGTATCGCCGCCCTCGGCTCTGCTGGTGTCGGTGCCGCCCTGGGCCTGTCCGGTGTCCTGGTCGCCTTCCAGGGCATCGGCGACGCACTCAGCCTGCGCAAGACTGTCCTCGCCCAGGGCACGACAGATGCGGCCAACGCAGCCCAGAAGGCAGTGCGCAGCGCCGACGACCTGGCACAGGCCAAGCGGACCCTAGCCGACGCCCAACGCGACGAGGCCAAAGCCGCCGCCGACGTCCACAAAGCCCGCCGCGAAGCGGTTCGGGACCTCGAAGACCTCAAGCAAGCAGTCATCGACCTCGACAACCAGTACCGCAACGACACCCTGTCCGTTGCCGAAGCGAAGCAGAATTTGCAGGCGACAGACCGGAACTTCTTCGCCACCGCCCTCGACCGGGCCCGAGCCCGGCAAGACCTGCGAGACGCGCAGACCCGGCTGTCGGACACCGCCCTGGAACGCAAGCAGAAGAAGACCGACCTGCGCGAATCGGTGCGCAAGGGAGTCGAAGGCTCCGACAAGGTCAAGGACGCGAAGGAGCGGGCCCGGGATGCTCGGGACGCCACCCTCAACGCCCAGGCCTCCCTGCGCGGCTCGTCAGCTACCGCCGGCGGTCTGGGGAAGGTTACTTCCGCTGCCGCCCTGCTCGAAGCGAAGATCAAAGAGCTGTCCCCGGCGGCGCAGGAAATGTACTACTGGTTCGACAAGAACGAGGGCCTGTTCAAAAGGCTCCAGCGGGAGATCTCCCAGAAGACCCTGCCCGGCTTCAACACCTTCCTCAAAGCCATCACCCAGCCCGTCAAAGGCAAGACCACCCTGCAGCTCGCCGCCGACTACGCCGGGGATCTCGGCGCCATCATCGGCAAGTACGCGGGGAAGATCGGCGTCTTCACCAAGAGCGCCCTGTTCCGAGACTCGATGGCCCGGATGCAGAAGATCAACGCGAAGGCGTTCGACAACCTCGGCAAGGCACTCATCACCCTCGCCGACCCGATCACCCGCATCCTCGACAAGGCCGCACCCGGATTCGAATCCCTGTCCAAAGTCATCCTCACCCTGTCGCAAAGGTTCGCCGACTGGATCAAGGTTTTGGATGAGAGTGGTGGCCTCGCCGACTGGTTCAAAGACTCCCGGACTGAGCTCGGCAAGTGGTTCGACATCGTCAAGAACATCGGCACCCTGCTCCGCAACATCTTCACCGCCAGCCTCCCCGCCGGCGGAAGCCTCGTCACCAGCTTCCGCGACTTCACCAAGTCCATCGCCGACTGGTCCAGCTCCGCCACCGGGCAGAAGCAGCTGAAGGACTTCTTCACCACCATCAAGGAACTGCCCTACGCGAAGATCGCCGACTTCTTCAAAAACGCGACGACCTTCTTCATCGGGTTCCGGGCGCTGCGGTTCCTGGCAACCCTCAACCCGTTCTTCACCGCGTTCGCCGCCTTCGCCGCGTCCAACCCGCAGCTCGCCGCCGATGCCATCAGTGTCGTCGCCGACAAGATCGCATGGGCGATGGAACAGATCGTCAAGCACCCGCAGGCCGCCACCGCCCTGCTCGCCATCATCGCCGCCGCCAAGATCGGCAAGGCGGTCGGGTTCGACATCAAGATCCCGGTGATGGACAAGCTCCGCAACGCCCTCACCAGCAAGTTCAAAGTCCTGGACAAGTTCGTCGGCGGCGGCGCGCAGACAGCCACCATGAACGTCCAGGCCGGAGTAGTCAACGTCTACGGCAAGGCCATCGGTGGTGGCCCCGGTGGCGTCATCCCCACCGCCCCTGGTGGCAAGCCACTCAAGGGCGGGTCGAAGATCCTCGCCGGGGTTGAAGCGGTAGGCGTCTCCAACGTCGTAACCGCCGCCGTCCTCTTCGGCGCCACTACCGGATGGCAGGAATTTCAGCGCGGGCTCGGCAAGGACAAGCGCGGATTTGTCTCATACGCCGACATCTTCAAAGACGACTTCTCATTCGACACCGTCTGGAACGCCTTCATCGACAACTCCGCCATCACCATGTTCACCATGCTGGGCCGCAAGTGGGCCCCCGCGCTGAAGCGGTTCTTCAGCATGGACCTGCCGAACCTGCTGTCCGGCAAGACCAACGGCTGGGCGGGCGTCGGACAGTACCTGCTCGAACAGCTCAGCATGTACGGCGGCGACGGCATCCTCGGCGGGATCATCGACGGCATCACCGGCGGCGCCTACACCGACTTCAAAAACAAGATCTCCGGCTGGGTCGATGGCGTCGTCGACTGGTTCAAGAAGTGCTTCGGCATTGCCAGCCCCTCCACGATCTTCGCCGAAATCGGCGGGGATCTGATCTCCGGGCTCTGGTACGGGTTCGTCAACGGGTGGAACGAGCTGAAGGAAGCCGTTCCTACCTGGATCGGCGAGAACATCACCACCCCGCTGACGCACATCTTCACCACCGCAGGGCACCTGGCCGCCGCTGGATTCGCCTCCGGTTTCGCCACCCTGACGGAGAAGCTGGCAGGCCCGGCGCAGAGAGTTCTGTCGTGGGTCGACACCAACTTCGTCGGGAAGATCAACAGCCTTCTGAAGTCGCTCGGCGCACCGACGATCCCCACCCTCACCGGCAAGTCCACCCAAGACGTCGGCAAGAACATCGGCAAAACCATCGGCGACATCGCCAAGAAGGCCAGAGGTACCGAAGGAGCCCCACATGCCGACGGAGGCACCGTCGCCGGGTTCTCCCCGCACCCGAAAGCCGACAACATCCCGGCGATGCTCACCGCGCAGGAATTCGTCCAGCCGGTAGCGGCGGTCAAGCACTACGGCACCGACTTCATGGAAGCCATCCGCACCCGACAGTTCCCCCGCTTCGCTGAGGGTGGCCTCGCCGGTGCCGTCGGAAAGAAGTTCGGCAACAACCTGTTCGCCCGGATCGCCGCAGCCACGATCACCCGAGCCGGGGGCAGCGTCGCCAACGCCGCCGCCCGCATCTCCCGGGGCTTCGGCGCCGGACCCAGCACCCCCGGCGGAATCTCCGGGATCATCGGCGCGGGCGGTGCCTCAGGTCAGGCCCTCGTCGACTTCGGCCACTGGTTGCAGGCCAGGGGATTCTCCGTCGCCGAACACCCGCAGTTCGGCGGCGTCCACGGCGGGCACGTACCGAACTCGTGGCACTACCGGGGCGGCGCCATCGACGTCAACAAGGGTGCCGGAACCAGCAAGAGAGAACAGGCCTACCTCGCCGCGATCATCGGTGAGGCCCACCGGCGCGGACTCCGGTCGATCTTCATGGCCCCCGGTCACTACGACCACGCCCACTTCGACATCGGCAAGGCCGAAGGGGGATTGGTTCGCAAGTACGACACCGGCGGGACACTCCCGCCCGGCTACTCCACCGTCTACAACGGCACCGGCAGCAACGAGACCGTCCGCACCAAGCAGCAGGAGCAGGCCCTCTCCGGCCCGGTACGCCTCGACCCCCGCGACGTCGCCCTCCTCGCCGGTGCCGTCGCCCGCACCGGAACCCCCGCAGTGACCATGGACGGACGCCGGGTCGCCGAAGTCACCAACCGATACAACTACATGCCGTCGGGGGTGTGACCCATGAAGGTGAAGCCAGCCGAGCTGGCACTGATCAACGGCCCCAGCAAAGTCGTCATCCGGCCCCGCCAGGCATCCGGCGAAGACCCGATCATGTGCAAGTCGTGGGACTTGGGGGCGCCCGACGTTCGGTACACCACCACACCGAACGCGGGCGCCGACGGGGTCACCATGTCCAACGGCTACCTCGGGCAGCGCACCGTCATCCTCGACCTGCAAATCCTCGGCGACACCGTCCACGACGCCTACTGGTATGTGTCCGAACTGACCAGGATGGCCCACCCCAACGCCACACCCGAGCTCACAGTCGTCCGCTACGACACCGGCGACGCCACCCCCATCGACGACATCCGTAAGCCCCGGATGATGCTGCGGCCGAACCCGTACACGCTGGTCTACACGGCCCGCTCGGCGGCGATCATCGACCTGCAACTGTCGTTCACCTGCCCCAGCGGGATGATCGACTCCGGGTTGAAGTCGTACACCATCGAAGACGTCGCCGGGGACGACGACGCCGCCACCGACTGGATCTTCCCCGCGATCTTCCCCAAAGGATTCGGCCTCGTCGGCGCCACCTACCCCGGCGAAACCATCAACGTCGGCGGCGACGGCGCGGTAGCCCCCACCATCTACATCACCGGGCCCGTCACCGACCCCGAGATCATCTCCGACGGTGACGTCTTCAAATTCGACGGGCTCACCCTCGACGGCGGACACACAGTCGGCATCGACATGGGCTCCGGCGCCGTCTGGCTCAGCGACGGCAGCGGCAGCCAAGTCATCGACGACATGAGCGCCTACGGTGCCGTCGACTGGGGTGTCTCCACCTACTGGATCTGGCAGCCCGGCATCCACCACGTCCAGTTCATGTCGATCAAAGGCACCGTCACCGTCCAATTCCGCGAGCAGTGGTTCACCATTTAGGAGCGTCGGCGTGGCCACCACATACCAGCCCTTACCGGGGATGCCGTACTTCCTGCAACTCAGGTCCGGCGGTGCTGGCACCCCGATCAGCTACACCGCCGCCAACTTCCGCGACTACACCGCCGCGTTGGCCCGGCGCACCGGCGCCCTCGGCAGCTCCGACTTCATGGTCACCCAGATGGCCACCGTCGGCTTCGGCGTCACCGTCAACTCCGGCTACATCCGGGTAGGTGGCGCCGGATCCAACTACCTCGTCCGTCTCGGCTCCGACGTCGACGTGCAACTCCCCACCTTCGACTACAACCCGCCGTCGGACCGGGTCCACGGCGTCTACGTCGCCGTCTACGACGGGGTCACCTCAGCCTCCAGCGACGTGTACAACGCGCAGATCGTCGTCACCCAGAACACCGGCTCCGGCATCCCCGTTCCCGGCGGTGACGTCGCCGCCTACATCCAGATCGCCACGATCACCATCAAGCCCCACACGCCGTTCATTCAAAACTCCAACATCGACAACTCGCAGCGCAGGCACGGCGGCTCCGCAGGGGAGTACCTGCAGATCTACCTCGCTACCGGCATCCTCGACGCCTCCGGAGACAGCGGCGTCGATTCGTCCCGGCCCCGAGCGCTCTACACCGAGAACGGTGTCGTCCGGCTCGGCGGGTGCGTCAAACGGGTCAGCGGCGCCAGCAACCCCGTCTTCGAGGGCGACAACGACTACGTCATCGGCGCCGTCCACCCGAACCTGCGCCCCACCCACACCCGCTACCTGCTCGCGCCCTGCTCCATCAACAAAGACCACGCCAGCGCCAAAACCGGCAGCTACGTGTGCCGCCTGAAGATCGACACCGACGGCACCATGACTGTTGCCATGCCCGCCGGTAACGCCCCCCAGTACGTCATGTTCGACGGCGTCACCTACGACATGGACGGAGATTCCCTCAATGGCTAACGCCAGCTACACCGCCTTCAAGAACGGCATCATGGGCGGCCAATTCGACCTGGACACCGCCGTCACCAAATGCGCCCTCGTCGCCGGGTACGTCTACTCCGCAGCCCACACCTTCATGTCCGACGTCACCACCGCCGGCGGGGTCGTCAACGGCACAGCGGCGGTACTCGCCAACCCGACACTGGTCGCCGGGGTGTTCGACGCCGACGACTGCACCATCACCACCACCGCCTCAGGCTCCACTCACGCCCTGGTCGTCTACCAGGCGTCGGCGATTGCTGGCGGCGCCGATGTGGCCGCTAGTGCGCAGCGGCTGATGTTCTACTTCGACACCGGAACTAACCTGCCGATCACCCCGGGAACTGGCAATGTGACGATCACCTGGCCCAGCACGTCAGGCAAGATTTACAAGATCGGCTAGTTGAGGGGAGCGTCCCGTAGTGGCACTGCTCGAAACCCTCACCGACGACTTCCCCGGCACCACACTCAATGCGCAGTGGCAGGCGTTCGTCGACCCCTCCGGCGGCGGCAGTTCACTCAACGTCAGCGGCGGCACCCTCAACCTCATCGGCAACAATTCTTCCTACTCCTACGTCAACAGCGTCTCCTTCTTCGACCTCATGGAGTCGTACCTACTCGCCAAAGTGGATCTCGGCACCTCCAACGCGGGCCTGGTCATGCTCGTTGCCGCCTCCTCGAACAATTCCATCCGGGTGGAGTTCGAACTCTCGAACGTTTCGACGTGCACCCTCCGCTTCTATTCCGGCGGGGTTCTCACCGCCCAAACCCTCGCCTACTCGGCTGCGACGATGGCCTGGTGGCGGATCCGTCACACCGCCGGCAAGCTCTACTGGGACACCTCGCCTGACGGATTGGTCTGGACCCAGCGGCACCAGTACAGCTACAGCACCAGCACGACCACCTTCCAGGCCCGCCTGTTCGTCCAGGGGGCCTCCAGCTCCAACATCCAGCCCGTCAAGTTCGACAAGGTCAACCTCGCCCCAGTCCTGTCGCTTGGCCCCGTCGCCCCCAACGGCATCGCCGACGCCGAAGGGTTCCCGTACAACACCAGGCTTGCCCAGTCGAAGTTCGAAACCCTCAAGGACTCCTTCCCCGGCACCACCCTCGACACGACAAAGTGGAAAACCAACGGGATCGGCACCTGCACTGTTTCCGGCGGCACCCTCAACATCGCCATGGGATCCACCATCAACGTCGGCACCGTCACCACCTACGGCGCGTTCTACCTCACCAACTCGTACTTCCTCTGCAAGCTCTCCACCAACGCATCCACCAACCACCAGGTGGACTTGCAGATCACCGGCATGCCCGGCACCAGCGAGTCCTTCACCTTCATGAACGGCGGCAGCTCCACCCTGTACCTGCGCGGGTACAACGCCGCCGGTGCCGTCATCGTCGACGTTCAGCCTGCCTACAGCGCCACCAACCACGCCTGGCTGCGGCTGCGCCACACCGGCACCGTCCTGTACTGGGAAACCTCACCCGACGGCGGCGTCTGGACGATTCAGGCGCAGGCCACCTACACCCCGACGGCACCCTCATTCACCGCCCAGATCAACGCCAACCAGTACAGCACCGGCACCGGCCTCACCGTCACCGTCGACAACGTCAACCTTGGGCTCGAAAAGCTCGAAACCCTCACCGACCACTTCACCACCGGCCCCCTCGACCCGGTCAAGTGGACCGCCACCACCAACCCCGGCTACGTCGCCGTCTCCGGTGGCACCCTCAACATCAACACACCTGCCGGGCTCGCCAACGGTGCACCATCCAATGTCGTCATCCGCTCCACCGACAGCTTCATCCTCGCCAACTCGTACCTCCTGGCGAAAGTGGCCCTGTCCGGCTCCGACATCCAGCAGTTCACCCTCAAGGTCCGCAACCTCACCACCGGCGAATCGTTCCACCTCCAGTGCTACGCCGGCACCCTCAACGCCCGGCTCTTCAACGGCAGCACGAACGTCTTCAACAACAACGCCGTCTTCGACCAGACTGCGATGCTCTGGTGGCGAATCCGGTACGCCTCAGCCATATACCTGGAAACATCCCCCGACAGTGTCACCTGGACCGTCCGGGGCAACGCCGCCTACACCCTGAAGGCAGGCGCCTACCTCGTCGAGTTCGAGTCGACCTGGGGTGGCACGACAACTGCCACCACGATGAGTGTCGACAACGTCAACCTCATCGCCATGGGTGTCAGCCCGAACAGTCTCGCCGACTCCAACACCCTGGGCAGCCCGGCCCTCACCTTCGTCGCCGCCAAGCTCGAAACCCTCACCGACGACTTCGGCGGCTCGTCCCTCGATGCGGCGAAGTGGACTGTCAACACCCACCCCGGCCTCGTCGCAGTTTCCGGTGGCACCCTCAACATCAACACCACCGCCGGGCTCTCCACCGGCGCTTCCGGCGTTCTCATCCGCTCCGCCAACAGCTACACCGTCGCCAGCTCGTACGTGCTGGCGAATGTGACCCTGTCCACCTCCAACGTCCAAGCGTTCAACTTCGGGGTCCGCAACCTCACCACCGGCGAGTTCTTCTCCTTCGAAAAGTACGGCCCGAACATCCGATTCCGGATCTTCGACGGCAGCACCTACCTCGCCGACGTCAGCAGAACCTACGACCCGGTCACGATGGCCTGGTGGCGGATCCGGCACCAGCCCTCAAGCGTCTTCCTGGAAACATCCCCCGACAGTGTCACCTGGACCACCCGGGGCAGCTCCCCCCTCACCCTGGGTGCGGGCTACTGCGTCGTCGAGTTCGAATCGGCCTGGGGTTCCACATCCACCGCCACCACCATCAGCGTCGACAACGTCAACCTGGTGGCCCTGCCCGGCGCCAACCCGAACAGCGCCGCCGACCCGGAAACCCTCGGCGCCCCCGACGCAGCGTTCGTCTACGCCGCCACCGTCGCCCCCGCTGGCGTGGTGGACCCCGAGACCCTCGACCTTCCGAGCCTCGTCCTCCCGCCGCCGCCCAAGCTGCTACAGGAGTTCACCGACTACTTCCCGGGCCCGACACTCGACCCGACCAAGTGGACAACCTCCGGCGCTACTTCCACCTTCGACGTCGACGGCGGCACCCTCAACATCAACTCCGGTGCGTCGACCATCGGCGTCGCCACCGCAGTAGGCAGCTACACCTTCGCCAACTCCCACGCCTACGCGAAAGTCTCGTCCGCATCCCTGACCGGCCACATGCTCACCATGCGGGTCGAACCCGTCGCCGGCGGAAACGAACGGTTCTACTTCCAACTCAACGGCAACACCAACAACTTCCAATGCCTCGGGTTCGACGTCGACGGGAACCTATACGTCAACATCAGCCTCACCTACAACGCCACCAACCACGCCTACTGGCGGATCCGGCACGGCAACAACACCGTCTACTGGGAGACCTCCACCAACGGCACCACCTGGACCGGGCGGGCCGAATACCCGTTCACCCTGTCGCAAACCCTGTACCGGCTTGCCTTCGAAGGCCGGTCCCTTACCGCCACCCCGAAAACAGCCCGGTACGACAACGTCAACGTCATCCCGAAGGAACCCAACAGCGTCGCCGATGCGGAAACGTTCGGCGACCCCGCACTCTCCTTCGCTGTCGCCGCACCGCCGATCGCACCCGCAAGCCTCGCCGACCCCGAGACCCTCGGCGCCCCCGCCGTTGACTTCGCCGTCGACACCAGCCCCCACCCCGACAGCCTCGCCGACCCGGAAACCCTCGACAGTCCCGACCTGGGCTTCATCCCCGCCCCAGCCACCCCCGACACCATCGTCGACGGCGAAACCCTCACCGGGCCCACCGCCTACATTCAGCCGACCCTGCTGCCGGCAGGAATCGCCGAGCTGGAAACGTTCGACGAGCCGGTCCTGTCCGGAACCGTCAACGTCGCCCCGGGCCCCATCGTCGACGCAGGTGTCCCCGCCGAGCCGTACGTCGGCTTCCAGGCGTCGACGGTCACCGCCCCCACCCTCGCCGACCCCGAGACCCTCGGCGCCCCCAGCGTCCAGTTCTTCCCCGGCGTCATCGGCCCCCAAGGCATCAGCGACGCACAAGCGGTCGGGCAGCCGGAACTCACCTACATTTCCGTCTACAGCGGCGCCTACAACACCGGCGACTACGGCAGAGGCCCCTACCAGGGCATGTTCTTCAGCCCCGACGGGATCATCGACCGCCAAGCTTTCGCCGACCCTGACATCTGGGTTGTGCCGCCGATCCCCACGAACATGGTGCTGCCCCTCGGCATCGTCGACGACGAACAGTTCGGACTCCCGCAGGCGCCGAACACCGACGCCACCAACTACACCTACGGCACCGGCACCTACAACTACGGGCCGTACTCCGGCAACCCGGGCACCCCCACCGACACGAACCCGTCGGACAACCCGTCGTACTCGTTCGGCACCTACGGCTACGGCAAGTACTACGGTGTCGCCGAACCCGCCCCGCCGGAAGACTCCCTGCCGATCTTCGCCAGCATCTCCGGCCGCATCGCCCCGCCGATGCACATCATCGGTGTCGGCCCCTGGTCGTCCCGGATCATCTGGCGCGGCGCACCGAACTACAACATCGACCCCGGCACCTACCCGTCCCGCCCCGCACTGGCCCTGCCGCCGGCGACATCGAAAGGGTTCACGCTGCGGCTCAACGAAGGCGGTGAGGCCAGGATCGACATGGCGTTCACCCGGGATTCGACGATCCTGCTCGACGAGATGGACACCGATCTGTGGTGGCGGCGCAAGGACCCCAGGACGAAGCAGCTGGAGATGATCGGCAGGTTCAACGTCGCCCATCTCAGTGTCGCCGCATCGGATACGGGGGTGACGTGTAGCGCGCAGCTGGTCGACTACCGCACCATCCTCGCCGACAGGATGATCATGCGGTATCTGCACCCGTACCTGCCTGTCCCGACAACGATGTGGGACGTAGGCACTCCCGTCATGGAGATCATTCAGTGGATCGTGCCCGCCAACCTCGGGCTCGACCTCACCGAAATCGACACCTACGACCTCGGCAAAACCACCGGGCCATTCCAGCTACCCCTCGGCACACTGCTATCCGACGCCTTCGACAACCTCGAAGCACACTCCCCGCACCGGTGGGAATGGTGGATCGAAACCCCACTCGACATCCACCAAGCCCCGAAGCTCATGTTCTTCATCGGCGAACGCGGCGAAGACAAAGGCGTCGTCCTCTTCGACCACGGCAAAGGACCCACCCCCATCGCCGCCTGGACCCGCAACGGCGCCTCCGACGACTACGCCAACAGCCTCTACTACACCGGCGACACCAGCACCGGCTCCGGCGCCGACGCAGCAGGCGGAGTCGTCGTCCGCCTCGACACCGACATCAACCAGTACGGCCAGCGAGATCAACAAGACGGCACCTCTTCCATCGGCGGCGACATCAACAGCATCCGCCAACGCGCCAACCGCAAGCTCCAGAAGCTCTCAGACCGGCGCCCGTCCTACGAGGTAACCCTCAAGCAGGGCTTCTGGCGGGGCCGCCACCACATCGACGTCGGAGACACCATCACGTTGATCCTCCGGCTCGGAAAAGATTTGCTCAACGACAAGTATCGGGTCTCGCAGATCACCGTCGACATCGACGAAAACGACGAAGAACACGTGTCGATGAGCCTCGGACGGCTCCCCACCTCCGCCGACCCGCGCAGCAAGCGCGCCCCCATTCCGCGCCTCATCCGCTACCTGAAGAACTACAACGCGCCCCCCAGGTCCGGCGACGTGCCGCCACCCGATGACTAGAAAGGGGCCCCAGCATGGCCAACCCGCCCGTAAGCCTGCCCGTGATCAACGGATCCACCGGCACCTGGGGAACCATTCTCAACCAGGCCATCAGAGACATCGAGGGCTACCTCAACACCAACGCCGCCAGCGACGTCACTCAAGGCACCGACATCACCCAGCTGAAAACCGATGTCAACGCCCTCAAAGCCACCAACACCGTCGGCATGATGGCAGTCTCCACCTCCCTTAACCGGCCCACCCCCACCGTCGGCTTGATGGGCTTGGAAACCGACACCGGCTACATGTACTACGTAGCTTCCGTCTCGGGGACCCCGACCCGGGTGCCGTTCCCCGGCCAATACCTGGCAAAGATCAAACAGACCAACTCTCAGAACTTCACCCAAGGCAACGGCGCCGCACTCACCCTGCACACCGCCGACATGAACCGGCTCAACGGCTGGACATCCGGCTCCCGATACAGCGCACAAGTCCCCGGCGTCTACGAATTCACCGGGGCGATCACCTTCGGAGCCAACGCCACCGGATACCGGTCAGCCATCTGGTACAAGCAAGGCGCCGCATTCAACGGGGCCGGAGTCACCATCCCCGCCACCCCGATCACCCCGACATCGGCGCCGACCACCGTTGTCGCCCGGCCCACCATCATCGGCCTGAACGTCGGCGAATACGTCGAGCTGTACGGGGTGCAGAGCGGCGCCGCCACCCTCGCCACCGACGCGTCCGCCATCGTCCAGTCCGGCATGCAGGTCAAATACCTCGGCTACTACGGCACCTGATCTGCAAGTTGCACCGAGCCCGGTCCGAATACGCACCAGAGCGTGAGCGGTATAGACGAGCCGCCCTCAGGTATTCACACTGAAGACAGCTCGCTAGGTGGGCGCGCTGGCGCAGAGCTCGCCTAGCCCGAGCACCGCCGGGTCGGTTCCCTCGTTCGTCATACGACCCGCAGACGCCCCACCCTCTTGCCGGAGGGTGGGGCGTTTCTCTGCGTTCCAGTCACCCGAACGGAGGAACAACAGCATGCGATTGCAGCGCGGCGTAGGCGGGTGGGGCGGCTCGGATTTAGTGGATCTACCTGTGCTTTAGCTTCGGCGACATGACTAACCGCAAGCAGGTATCGGTTGCCGATACTCGTCAGCCGATGCTCACGGTGGAAGATGTTGCCGCTTACCTCCAGGTCCCGGATAACACGGTCTATCGGTGGAACACCCGGGGAACAGGTCCGCGCCGGCACAAGATTGGACGCAACGTCCGCTACCGGCTGGAGGATGTCGACGAGTGGGTGCGTAACCAGCTCCGATAGGTCGCTTGGTAGTTGTGTTCTGTGCCCTGGTGATCTAGGGTGCCACCAGCAAGATCATCATCCGGACCCCCAGTCAGGTGGAAAGCCAGTGAGTAAAGGGACCATCAGCGAGCTTTTTGACGACAACGGAAAGCGGGTCGGCTGGCAATACCGCTGGCGCAACCCGCAAGGCGTCCAGCGCAAGAGGAACTTCGAGCGCAAGAGTCTCGCCGAAGCATTCCAGCTCACCACGGAAGTATCCATTCGGGATCACACCTACGTCGACCCCAAGAAGGGCAAGCAGACCTTCAGGGATTTCGCCGACGCCTGGCACGAGAGGCTGACGGCGTCGCATAACTACCGTGTCGCCAGTAAGGGGACGCTCAAGCTGCACGTCTACCCGGTCCTGGGTGCCAAGCAGATGCTCGCCATCAAGGACGATGACATCACCGTCTTGATCCAGTCCATGCTTGAGAGCGGCCTCAAGGCGAGCACCATTCGCACGCACATGACTCTTGTGCGAGGAATCTTCAAAGCCGCCGCGCTGAAGAGGGTTATCTCCGGGAACCCCTGCATCGGCGTCAGACTGCCGAAGGGTGCACCCGCGAAGATGTGGCTATTGGAGGCAGTCCAGGTTGCCGCCCTCATCGCCAATATCGATGCCCGCTATCGTGCGCTGATCGCACTCGGCGCCGCGACTGGTGGACGTCAGGGCGAGCTTTTCGGCCTCCGGATGGCCGACGTGAACTGGGCCAACACGGAATCACCCACCGTGCACTTTCAGCAGCAGCTTCAGATGGAACGCGGTCGGGGGATCGTTTCACGCCCCCTGAAGAACTACGAGGATCGCATCATCCCGGTACCGCTGGAGATGATCGACATGCTCGCTCGCCACGTGAGGGAATTCCCGCCAGCGCCCGGGGGATACCTCTTCACCCGACCCCAGAATGGGCTGATGAATGCGCGGGTCTTCCAGGCCTGGCCCTGGGAACGAGCCCGTCGTGCCGCCGCCGAAGAATTCGCCGTCGCGGCCAATGCGCTTGCGGGAACTGAGGCCATCCAGAACACCGTGCGATCTCAGCAGCTGGCGTCGGTCACCATGCATCAGCTTCGCGACTACTACGCTTCCACGCTGATCTACAAGGGCAGGCCGATATCTGAGGTCTCGGAGCTACTCGGTCACGCGAACCAATCGACGACCCTCAAGTACTACTCACATCTGGTGGCCGACCGTGACGGCAAGACGAGGGCGATCGTCGGAGAAAACCTGCGCCAGATCCTCCCTAGTGTGCCCTAGATGTGCCCTCAGGGGCCTGGTTGCCGACAAAACCCCAGGTCAGAGGGCACATTTGGTAACTTCCTGAAACAACTGGACACGGACTAAACGGACCAGGGCGGACATGACCCAAACCGCCTCTGACCTGGGGTTTTACTATCCAACCGTGTCCAACGATGACCACCCTCGCTCGACCTGATGTGCCCTGGATGTGCCCTGACCTGTCCATGATGGACGGGTCAGGGCCCACCACTACTCCCGGCCGAGAATGCTCACGTGGCGGCCCTGCCAAGTGCTCCCGAAAGACGTCACCTCGCCGATCCAGTCCTCGAATCCCGTGGTCCAGTTACCCGGCAGTCGAACCTTGTCGCCGATCTTGAGGAGCCCCTCCCCGGTCCACTGATAGGCAAGGTTGTCGTCGATGGTCACGTACTGGATTCCGGGCGGGCCGTACTTGATCTCACTCATACCTTCACTAACGCGCACCGGGACGCACCGTTACGCCCCGCCCGCCCCTTCGTTGATCCAGTCATGATGCTTGAGATGCTGGATATGGTGCGGAAGCTGCCGCCGGAGACGACCCTCGGGGCATTCGTCGCGGGTCTCGATCGGATGGTTGCCCATGCCGAGTGCCGCTACTGCAAGGAGCCGATCAGTAGGTTGTCGGTCGCGGAGGACCAGCCCTGGTTCCACGACGACCCTTCGCGGATGCGGGGTTGCCATGCAGCCAGCTATCGCCCTGGCAAAGGCTGGAATGATTCGCTGCCGAAGAAGTGGAGTGCCACCCCGGCATGAGTGAGTGGCTGCTGGCGCGCGTGTCGTCCGAAAACCTCATCCAGGGGTACCTGCGAGAGACGGCGAAGAGCGCCCTGAATAACGGCCCGGACGTTGTTGTCGACTTTGAGATGCAAGAGATGATCACGCGGGGTTTCGTGGAGTGGTGCCTGGAGGAGGGGTACGCCTTCGCCGCCGTAATCAAGTGACCACCCGCTAGGGCCGCCCCTCCGGGGGCGGCCTTTCGTCTACCGTGTGAGGCACCCCATTTCTTCCGGAGGGCGGGTGCGAGTGCAGCCGGGTAGACGTCCTGATCCTCTTACTGATCCGTTGCCGCCGGCGGGCTGTCAGCATCCAGTGGTGTATGTCAGCTCGGCTTGTTGTCATCATCCGCCGCAGCAACCACCGAAAGTGAATCTCGCTCCGTTCTTTCCGCCGCCGCCGCCGAAGCTGAATGGGCATGTGGTGCCGACGCAGATCTTGCCGACGGTGAAGGGCCGGGCTCCGGTGAATGATCCGGACCTCGACGACCCTCCTGCCCGGCATCGGATAGGCGACGACGACGAGGGCCTGAACATGAGAGACATGCTTCTGGGTGCTCTTGTCGGTGCCGGGTTGGCCATCTTTGTCATCGGGCTTTTGCTGGTGTGGCTCGTCGGCTAGAGTTCCGGTATCCGAAAACACGGACTTAGTGTCAGTGGTTTCGGGCCGGATGAGATTGGGACGCAGGGTTCTCTGGGGGGAACCTGAGTTCAGGGGTAATGGCGGGAAAGCGGGTCACCTTTCGGGGTGGCCCGCTTTTTTCTGTTGTTCCCGGGCGAGGCAGACGCAGCAGTCGACTTCTTTGGGGATGTCGTATCCGAGCCGCCGCAGGACGGCGATGCATTTGTCTGACGGGCAGGGGTGTTCGTGGTCGTAGGTCATCGGATTGCCTTCGGTTCTCCGTAGGGCTGGTGGTTGCGGTATTCCTGGGTGACTCGGTTGCCGTTGTCGTCGGTGCGGAGGGTGTAGTAGTTGCCGCCGATTTCGACGTCGCGGATGCGCCGGTCCATTTCGGCGGCGAAGTGGTGGCAGGTGGTGACGTCGATGGGGTCGCTGTCGCAGGCGACGGGGCAGGGCCATTCGCTGCCGGGGGTGAGCGGGTCTCCATGGTCAGGGCAGAACCGAATGTCATTCATGTGGCCGGTGCAGGAATCGAACCTGCACTCCCGGGGCGTCAGGTACGGGGGACCTGACCTTCCGGGGACGCCGAGTCCGGCCTGGAGGATTTCCGGCACCGACTATATGCTCCCTTTGCCGCCCCGCTATCGCATGCAACACGAAAGAGGTCGACATCCGGTGATCCCCGATTCGATAGACAACATGATCTACTGCGCCGAGATGATCGAGAGAGCGGCCCACTCGATGGGCTGGGGATCGGCGCCGGTACTCGGCAGCGTCAGCGACCTTGGCGGGCTCGGTGCCGGGGTGAAGAAGTTCCCTGTTCAGCCCGCAGAACTCATCCCTACAGATCCGCTGAGCGCCCTGCGGAACATCGCCGATCTCACCCTGGAACGGACCACCGATCATCGCAAGTTGATCACCGATGCCGGAATGGAGGGCGCAGGTGACGCCCTGATGGCTCTCTGGTTCAGCTGCGAGGCGCACCTGGTTCCCGACGGCATGGAACACGAAGGCATGAGAGCGTCGGAGAATCCGGCGGGGAAGACCATCCGGCATGTGATCATCGTCGACTGCGGCGGGTACGTCTTCCGGGTGAACCGGTTCCGGGACGAAGACCCCGAACTGTTGATCACCGACCCCGGCGACACAGACAAGATCACCTACGACCGGGAGGTGCTCATTGCCCTGCGCCGCCTCCTGCTCGGGCTCGGCGCCAACATGTCCACCGGCGCCATCGACATGGACAAGGTCGCCCAGGTCGGGGCGGGCGGATGATTCCCGAACCGAAAGACGTCCTGGAAATCGCGTCCATCCTTGAGGGGCGCATCCACGAACACGGCTGGGACGTCGCACCGATGCTCGGCATGATCGTCGAAAACGAGCAAGGCCACCTCGACGGTGTCGAATACCCGCTCCAGCCCGCCGGAATGCCCTACAGCAACCCGGCGGTGGCCCTGCTCCACCTGGCCCAGCTGACCGTCGACATGGCCAAAGAGGGGCGCCTGCCTGTCGCCGACGTCGCCAACCACACCGCCGGGATCTGGTTCTGCACCGAAGGGTGGATGCTCGACAACGACGCACTCGTCGAATGCCGGATCATGACAGTGGTCGACTGCGCCGGAAGGCTCTACCGGGCGCAGCGATTCCGGGGCGAAGAACCCGAACCCGCCTGGTCGATGCAGTCCACACCGGTAGTGGAAGAAACCCGGGTAGTCGTCGGGCTCCGGGGCATTCTCGGCGCCCTCGGCACCGTCATGTCCCCGACGGCGATCGACATCGAGGCGGTGATGCCGCAGTGATCCCGCAGAGCTCCGACATGCGTTGGCTGGTGTCGAACCTCGACCAGGTTCTGCACCAGGAAGGGGAGTGGGGCCTTCCGCCGCTGCTCGCGTTCGTCTTGCACTCCGAGGGTCTCGGCTTCGTGTCGGCGATGTATCCGCAGCAGCCGAAAAATCTGCGCGAACTGAACGACCTCGTCGACCGGATCGAACGGGGTGCCTTCGGCAGCCGGCTGATCCTGGAACGGCACGGCCTTTTCGCTACCGGCGATGCTGTTGCCGGGCTGTTCTTCGTGCATGAGGGCCGGATCAGGTTCGACGGGAGGCTGACGAAGAACCGGCTGAGAGCATGCGTCCTCGTCGACTGCGCCGGGCGCGGCTACGTGGTGCTGCGGTCCGAGGGTGAACCGGAAACGGACCTGGTATTCCTCGGGCCCCGACAGGAATACGAGCATGATCCCCGGGCGGTGCAGGCGTTGCGGAGAATGCTCCGCGCGGTGGGCTCATACATGAAAGCCGACGCTATCGACCGGAAGGCGCTGTCCTGGTGAATGAGCTGACCGGCGAGCTGAAGAAGTTCGCCACCGAGATTGTCGTTGCTTCCATCGACGGCGACCTGACGAAGGTGCGGGCCCTGTTCACGGCGGTGTCGCTGGCGTACGGGGCGCCGGGTTGTTTCGCCCTGTCGTGGGTCATCGCCGGTGCCATTCAGCGCATGGTCGGGGTGGCGGACCTCAAGGGGTACCTGACGACCGCTGCCGGGTACAGGCCGGACAAGGCGCACGCGTTGCAGTGGCTGGCGGACTTCATGACAGCCCGGCACGGCGAGGACATCGACTTGTGCGCCCGGCTGTTCCACAGTGGCGGCGACGCCACCGAGTCGGTACGCCACATGCTGGTGCTGGCGGGGGCGGCGGGTGCCATCGCGGAGGAGTATTTCAGTCGTGAAGCTGATTCGCTGGGTGACGCTGCCGCCGACCCGGGAGACCCCGAGGCAGTATCAGCACCGGCAGAACCCGGACCGCCCGCTGGTGACCATGTGTGACCGGGTCATCGGGGATCGGGAGTTGAGCCGGTACCCGCAATTCGGGGTGGACGTCTGCTGGCGGTGCGCGGAGGTCTGTAAGCTCCACTAGGGGGACGACGAAGGGCGGGGCTGTCAGTGATGACAGTCCCGCCCTTTTACTGTGTCTCGATCCAGCGCAGGACGAGGATGAGGGTTTTCACGTCGCAGCTGTAGCCCGCCTCCACCCGGCTGATGGTGGAGACGGCACACCCGGCTTGCATCGCGACGGCGTGCATGCTGTATCCGCTGCGCCGTCGGGTGGCGGCGAGCAGCAGCGGCAGGTCGTACATGAGTGCTTCCAGTCGATGCGACGTGATCATGGGGTGTGGTAATAGAACCGCCCCCGGTTCCTGTACAGCAGCCCCCGCCGCAGGTGCTCGTTGAGGACCCGGCGGACCACCCCCGGGGACACCTCGCATGCCTGGGCGAGGTGGACGGTGTCGGGCAGCCAGGCCCCCGCCCGGGAGTTGTCGCGCAGCCAGGCCTCCACCTTGTCTCTGCGCTTGTCGCTCTTGTGCCCGCCGGCGACGTAGCAGCCCCGCCCGGTGACGACCTCGATGAGGTTTTCCCCGGCAAGGACGGTCAAGGCCCGGTTGATGGTGCGGCGGCTCACCCCGAACCGTCGTGCGATCTCCTCTGTCGACGGCAGCCGGTCCCCGGGCTGCAGGCTTTCCTCTTTGATCTCCCAGCGCAGCCGCATCGCGACGTCGCGGTAACCGGTCCTTGTGGTCGCCTCCATCAGTTCGGCCTCCTCGGTGAAAAAAAGCCAGCCGTAGGTGCTGCACGCCACCCCGATCAGGCCTACCGCCATTGCCTTGGGGTCGGTGGTGTACGCGCCGATGAACGCAGTGCAGGCGTTGCTGATCGCTGCCGCTACTGCGATGGGCCGAAGGATTCTCAGGGCTCGCGTGGCGGCACCCCCTTCGATTCCTCGGCGCAGATCCGGTGGGCGAGTCCGGGCCTGGGGCTGATCACCCAGACGGTGTCGTCCCCGATGAAGATTGAGCAGTCGCAGATTTTGCATTGGGTGCGGGGCGGGCGTTCGGCGTGGCTGATGCTCGCCGTCGTGTTGCGGGCCATCAGCGGGCTCCCTTGTAGATGAACGGGGAGCGAAGCCAATCCTTGAGGGTGTCCCAGCGGCTGGGGGCGCGGTGGACGCCGACGGAAAGCTGCCGGTAGTTCGGGTGGGTCTCGGATACGTAGAGGGTCATGGCGGGTGGGTCTCCTTCCGGTTGCTGGGCTCAACGGCGGGACCCCCGGATCGGACATGCCTCTTTCCCCGACCTACGTAATTCACCACTTTCGAGTGACACTACCGCGAGTCCTCCTCGCGTATGGGCCGGACTTTTCGGGCGCCGTCATGGCCGGTGTGGGGGTCGCGCAGAGTGGCTACCAAATGGACCCCGAATGGCGTTCGTTGCCCATGTCAGAGGCCCGTGATTGTGTTTACCCGGTCAGCACCGAGACGCACCGGGAAACAAATTCAGGGGGATTACCACCATGGACAATGACGCCCTTCTGACGGTTGCCGAAGTCGCCGAGCAGTTGGGCATCTCCCGCTACCAGGTCTACCGCCGCATCCAGCGCGGGAACCTTCCGTCGCAGCAGGCCCGCAAGGGAAACCTGCACTACCTGGTACGACAAAGTGACGTCCATGCGTACAACGCCGCAGGTGGCGCCAACGTCATGAACGCCGCTCGCCTCACCGAAGACTACGAGCCGACCCTGCGCGTCGCCCAAGTAGCCATCCTCACCGGCTTTTCCGCAGAGACCGTCCGCCACCTGTGCCGCGAAGGGCGCCTGCCGTCGGTGAAGGGGTACGGGCCGAGAGGGCAATACCGGATCCCGGTCTCCGCCGTCGACGAACTGCTCCATTCGCCACCCGTATTCCCTGCCGGCTGAGAAAGAGCGGTATCCGCACATGTCAATCTTCCGCATTCAGCGCGGCCGAAACCACTCCTACACCATCAACGGGCACAAGGCTGTCGGTGTCACGACAGCCCTCTCCAAGGGACTGCCCAAGCCGAACCTGATCCCCTGGGCCGCCAAAGCCGTCGCCACCGAAGCGTCCCGGATCATCGCCTGGCCCGGCCAGACCGAGCAGTGGTTGATCGACAACAAGCTCACCGACGAGCGGCAGATCCTCGACCACCTCAAGAGGGCACCCGAGCGGATCCGAGACGGGGCAGCGTTGCGGGGCTCGAAGGTCCACAAGCTCGCCGAGAAGTTGGTCTTCACCAGAGAAGACGTCGACGTCCCCGAAGAGCTCCGAGGCCACGTCGAGTCGGTGATCAAGTTCTTCGACGAGTGGAAGATCCGCCCGCTGCTGGTCGAGAACACCGTCGGCTCCTACCAGTGGGGCTACGCCGGCACGTTCGATTTGATCGCCGAAGTCCCCGACGGAAGACGAATCCTCTTCGACTACAAGACGGGACAGTCAGGGATTTGGGGCGAAACTGCGCTGCAATTGGCTGCCTACCGCTATGCCGATGCGTACGTGGCCCAGGACGGCACCGAGATTCCTATGCGCGAAGTCGGCGTCACCGAAGCAAAAGCGGTCTGGGTCCGGGCGGACGGCTACGACGTGTACCCGCTCAACACCGACGGGCACGTGTTCAAAGTCTTCCTCCATGTCCTGCAAGTGGCGAAGAACGCCGACCAGATCCCCACCTGGAAAGGCGACGCCGAGACCCCGCCATGGATGAAGACGTACTGACCTTGCTCGTCGCCGCCGCAGGGCTGGCCTTGATGATCCTCCTCGCCTTCGTTTGGTAAAGGACACCCATAAATGAGCACCGATGTTGCGATCCCTGCTGTCCACAACGACCTGGCCCTGTTTGTCGAACAGGCCTCCCAGGTCCACACCATCGCCAAAGCACTCTGCAACACCTCCTTCGTCCCCACCTCGATGAGGGGTAAGCCCGACGAGATCGCCGCCTGCATCCTTTACGGCTCCGAACTCGACCTGCCCCCGATGACCTCGCTGCGCACCATCGACGTCATCCAAGGCCGCCCCACCCTGTCCGCCAACGCCATGCGGGGCCTGGCGATGAAGGACGGCATCCGCTTCCGCCTCGACGAGACCACCGAAACCCGCTGTGTCATGTCCGCCCAGCGCCCCGGACAGGCCTGGACGACGGTGACGTGGCATATCGACCAGGCTCGCAAGCTCGGACTGACTGCCAAGGACAACTGGAAGAACCAGCCGGGGGTCATGTTGATCGCCCGCGCCACTTCTCAGCTGTGCCGGCTGGTGGCTGCGAATGTCCTCATCGGCGCCACGTATTCGTCGGAGGAGATCCGGGATCTGACACCCCCCGAGCCCGCAAAGGTGCAGGCATCGAAGCCTGTCTCACCAGCACCGATGTACGCCGAGCCGGAACTGACCCCGGAGCTGACCCAGGCTGCCCCGCCTCCTGAGTTTGAGGAGTCCGAAGACCAGATGTCGATCTTCCCGGCGACCCGGGCGGCGATCATGACGAAGTTCGCTGAGGCATCCATCAAGAACAGGGACAAGCGGAACGAGATCATCTCCGGGGTCCTGGGCCGCAAGGTCGTCACAGTCAACAACCTCAGCGAGGCAGAGGGCCGGGCCGTCCTCGAAATGCTCAACAGCGATGAAAACTGGCCGCCCGTCGAAGGCGCGGAGGCGGGGGCGTGAAGCGGATGGACTTTGCGAGCTTATGCACGAGCGAGCTTCAACGGCTGGGGGTGTCGCTCGTTTCGAGAGTCGTTCAGGTGAACGGGGAACCATACACACTGACCGACAGGCGGCTTGTGAATCTATTCCGGAACGTGGAAGGCGCCCCGCCTGATGGATGCTGGAACTGGCTCGGCGCTCGCAATGCATACGGATACGGGACCTTCGCCGTTGCATACGAGGGGCTCGGCGGGAAAAAGATACAGACGAGAACCCCGGCTCATCGGGCCGTGTACATGGTTCTACGGGGGGCGATTCCCGCTGGTCTCACCCTTGATCACCTCTGTCGCGTGAGGCACTGCGTAAACCCGGGGCATCTCGACCCCTGCACGGCCTTCGAGAACACCGCACGGTCCCCCTTCACCATTACCTCGATCAACCGCGCAAAGAATTTGTGCCTCCGGGGCCACCCGTTCGACCTCTTCCTCACGAGATCTTCGGGCCGCCCCGAGCGCGCCTGCCGCACGTGCAAACTTCAGCGCCTTCGAGAATTTAGAGCCCGACGCAAGAAGATGGCGGCACAGCCATGACCCCGCCGCCGTACCTCTACCGCGTAGAGGTCCCCGCTGGCCGTTTGGGCTGGCTGACGGATAACCAGCGGCTTCATTGGGCGGACAAGGCCGGGCGGGTGCGGGCCTGGAGACTCGCCACCTACTTCTGGGCCCGGCACCTACGCCTGCCCCGCATCGAGTACGCCCGGATCGTCTGCGAGCTGCGGTTCGTCGAAGTCCGCCGGCGCGACCCGAACAACTGGGCCCCGACAGGGAAGGCCTGTGTGGACGGGCTCGTCGATGCCGGGGTGTTCGCCGACGACAACGCCAAGCACGTCATCGGCCCCGACATGCGCCTGGGTCCGCTGGTGGCCCGCAAAGACAAGGGCCTGCACCTGCTCATCTACCCGCTGGAGAAGTGATGAAGATATTTGCCTGCGTGTGGCGGGAGTGCCGGGTGTGCAAAGCCCCGGTGACCCGCCCTACTCCGGATGGCTGGACGTACACGGTGGTTCGCCGCCGCCGCTCCGGGCTCCATTCCGTGACCCCGCACCGGGAGGGCTGCCCTCTCGGCTTCCGAAAGGTGCTGCTACCCGATGACGACGATGACGACTGAGGACGAAGTGATCCTCCACGAGATCGACCTTGGGCTGGCGTCGCTGTGCCTGCTTGTCGATGACGCGATGGCGAAGTTCGACAACGACATCTTCCTCACCATTGAGGAGCTGACGAAGGCGATCTTGATGAACTCGAACCACAAGCAGGCGGCAGGGTTCTGCGCCTTCGTCGTCCTCCGTTACCGGGGGTACCTCTAGATGAGCCAGCCGTTGCCAGGGATGCCGGAGCTGCCGAAGAGAACCCCGAAGCCCCTCAAGCCCGGCAAGGTCCAGGCGGTACGGACCCGGTCCACACGGCTCTGTGAATTTTGTTGCGAGGAAATCCATCGCTTTGGCCAGGCCGTCGCCCCGTTCCCCCGGGTGGCCCGGTGGCGGGTCTCCGACGGCGAGACGGTCCAGCGACTGTGTGAAGCGCATAAGGCCGAGCGGTGTAACGGTGGGTGACTGTCGTGGGTGACTGGCACGACTGTCCGATGTGTGGCCAGGAGGTGGTGCCGGTGTGGCGGGCACTGTGCCGGCACTGCTATCCGATCGTGCCGTGGGAATTGCGCATCGCCTTCATGCGGGCCTACCGGCGCCGGGTTTTCGAACAGGTCAGGTGGCAGGAAACGAAGATCCGGGGTCGGCAGTGGTGGCTGGAGAATGGAAGGGGGGAGTTACGGTGAGGCCTCAGCGTAGGGGGAGCGGACCGGCGAGGGTTTCTTATCCTCTCGGGTACCCCAAGGACGCCAAGTTGATTACCGTGCCGGAGACTGCCCGCTACATTTTCCTTGTCATTGTTCTGACGATGCATGAATTGTCGACGAGGGGCCGGATCACCCGGGCGCAGATTGCCGCCGCCTTGCCGGGCACCCGGCATCTGGGGCGCTATGTTGATCGACTTTGCGAGGCAGAGCTCCTCCGGTATGACGCCACCCTTGAGGAGTACGCCATCGTGGACACCGAAAAGTGGATCACACCCATTCGAGATGGTCAATCAGATAGACCCACGATACGACCCGATCGTGGGTCTATCGTGGCCCTATCGCGGCCTGACCGTGGCCCAATCGCGGCCAGTCGGCAGTCAAAAAACGGCCATAACGTGGCCCAACCGTGGCCCAAAGAGGACGACGTTTCCGCAGGTCAGAACGATATGGAGGACGTCCCTCGCGCGCAGGGCTGGGCGCGCAGCCCTGCGCAGCCCCGCGCGGGGTCTTTTGAAGTTCCGTCCTCTTCGAGGACGGACGGAACTCCAAAAGCCGGGCGGGACGCGCCGCGCAGCGGCGGGGGCGCCGCGCGACCCGCCCGGAAAACCGACCCGATCGAGTCGGTTGAGATCCCACCAGAGGGTGTTACGATGCGAGCTCCAGATGCCCAGGCCGCAATTCGAGCAACGCTGAACAATACGAAAGCGACAAGCCCGCTTTCGACAGGAACAGACACAACTTTTTCGAAGTACCCCCCGGACCGACCGACCGAACCCATTCCGTCGGTGCTGTTTCGGGATGAGGAATCGGAATGACATTCTGTATCCTCGGCGAGAATTGTTCGGTATTCGACCGCCGTAGTGGAATTCCCGGCCTGTCGATGACGAATCCGCTTTGTGAGGGCTGCCGTAATCGGTCCCGGCGCGAATTGAATTTGCTCCGCTACGATTATGTGGACCTGTCGCAATTGATCGCCCGGCAGGACTCCCATTCCGAGTCGAAGATCTCCCGGCCTAAGCCTGAGTCGACGCCGACGATCGACATCGGAGTGTTCACGTTACGTAGCGTCATCGCGGAGGTTGCCCGGTCCGCAGAGGATCATCTGCGCACCCACCTCGGGATAGTTCGCCTGTCGGTGAAGGTTCGGGAAGGGTACGGCCTGAGCGACGCTGTGAGCTTCCTGCACCCCCGGATAGACGATCTGGCACGGATGCCTGCGAAAGTCGCTCTGTGGGGCTCTGAGCGGGCTTACGGGCTAGATGGGGCGGGACTGCTGGGGTTGTTCTCGGAGTTGCACCATCGGGCCCGGAAGGTGTGCGGCCTCGACCCCCGCACCATCCGTCTCCCCGGTGAATGTCCTTCATGTTCGGTGCCAGCTTTAAGGCGCACCGATGACAAGCCGGACCGGGTGTGGTGTGCGGCATGCAACTTGCAGATCACCCATTCGGATTACCTAAGTTCGCAAACGATGATGTTGCGCGTAACCCCGGTGTCAGAGGGTCGTTGAGCTGAACGACGGGCACACACCGGCCCGCTATTGAGTGAATGGGTTTTTCATGTCTACCCTGCAAGAAGCAGCCACCCCATCCCGGAGGTGCCATGAGCTCAGCTACCACCCGCTCAGCGGGGACAGTGGACTCCTCGGCTTCTACCAGCTGCTCCCGTTCACCGTCGACGGCATCAGCTACGACATGCACCACGCCGACCTCTGCTCCTGGACCGTCCAGCCGATGCTGCGAGTCCTCACCAACGAAGACGGCATGTGCGACCCCGCCGTAGCCTGCCTCAACTGCCCGCTCACCGAAGCGGAGCTCTACAACTGGGTCCACGACAGGTGGAGCGACCCAGACGGGCCCGGCTGCACCTGCGACGCCCCGGGCCTGGCATGACCCGCCGGCGGATCACCCTCACCCCCTGGGCCCCCATCACCGGCGGCTGGATCCTCATGACCGGCGCCAGCATCACCGCCGGGAACTACCTCGCCGCCACCGCCGCCACCCTCTGCACCCTGATGGCGCTGCTCACCGCCCACACCGACCACCTGCGGATCACCCACGTCCATTTGCTCGAAGAACACAGCCGACTCCTCGAAGCGAACATTGTTGCCCAGGACGAAATCCACCACCTGCAAACCCTGAAACTCGCCCGGTTCGAAAGGAGCGCCGACCATCACCAGCACTGACGAAACCGAGTACTACGAGTGGATCGATGAGAAGGCCGGGCTGAGGTTCTGGCTCAGCGACGGCGCCGCCTACTGCTACCCCCTCGGTGTGTTCTTCGTCGACGGGATCCGCTACGACCTGCGCACCACCCGGGGCGTCGGCGCAATCCGCCCCATGATCCAACTCTGCTCCGTCGCACCCGGGCACCCCCGCTGCCACATGAACATCAACCAGCCGCCCACCGACAAAGAGCTCGACTACTACGTCAAAACCGGACTCATCGCCCCCGAACCCCTCTGAAAGGAACCACCCACATGACCACACGGCTAACCGACAGCAAAGCCCTCGTCGACCGGTGCCGGCGAGTCAAATGGAGCGTCGTCGAAAGCACCAACGGGTTTAAGGTGTACGACCCCGCAGGCCGCATGCACTCCATCCACCTCACCTACTCCGACGTCCGCTCCCTGAAAAACACTGAAGCCCGACTCAACGCCGCCGGGCTCGCCGACGCCGAAAAAGCCATGTCCGGCGCCCGCATCAACGAAAACCGCACCCGCAACGACATCGCCCGGGAATTCGCCGAACAAAAAGCGAAAGAAATGGCCGCCAACGCCAGCCTCATCAGGGCAGCCGGGCCCTACCTGGTCGAATGCGAAGACGTCAGCCTCGACTGGCTCACCGGCGAACACCCCAAACCCTGGATGCGCTGGGTCAACATCACCTCCGACCAGGCGGCGGCGATCCTGCGCACCAACAACGGCGACAACCGGCCAAAAAGCGACGTCGTCCGGGACCGCTACCGCGACATCATCCTCGCCGGAATGTGGCACCTCACCCACCAAGGAATCGCCTTCGACACCCGGGGCATCCTCCAAGACGGACAGCATCGCCTCGACGCGACAGTAGAAGCGGCGAAACTCCTCGGCGAAACCCTGACAGTGCCCTTCGCCGTCTTCGTCGGCATGCCCCTGGAAAACTTCAAAGTCATCGACGAAGGCGCCCTGCGAATCGCCCGGCAACTGTTCGCCAAAGGCGGCGAAAAGCACTCCTCCGTGCTCCAGTCGACAGTCCGGCTCGCCTACTACCACCTCGACGGTGACGCCCGCCGCTCCTCCAGGATGCGCCTACCGAACCAGGTCGTCATCGACACCTTCGGCAACGACCAGGAGGCCTACCGCCTCAGCACCGCATACGGGGTGTCCAAGTATCAGAAGATCCGGGGCATCTCCTGCCCGGCACTCGCCGCCGCCCACTACCTCATCCGCAAAGTCAACGGCGCCGACAACGAATATGTGCGCCAATTCTTCGACGGACTGGTCACCGATGTCGTCCCCGACGGCTCCCGGATCAAACTCCTCGACGACGATCCCCGGGCGGTGCTGCGCCGCAAGCTCGGCGAGATCAAAGACGCCGTCGACAAGGGCCGCAAGGGGGAGCGCAGGTCGGCACTCACCCACCTCGGAATGATCATCACGTCGTGGAACAACATGGTCACCGGCAGAGCCCCCAGGACCCTGCCCTTCACCGAAGAAACCCCCATCCCGATCATCCTGCGCTGCATCCCCGGCGACGGCGGCGTCCCCTCCGGATTCGTCAGCCCGATGGCGGCAGCCGCCCGATGAAAATGCGACGTTGGCCGTTCCCCGGCGACCAGCCCGTCCACAGGGCACGAAAAGTCGCCCTCGCCTACCGACACACCGCCGCCGAATACGAAGGCGTCGCCACCCACCTCCGCACCATCGTCGAAGCCGTCGAAGAAGCCGACCGCAGACTCCTCGCCTACAACAGCGCCAAAACCCTCGCCGCCCTCGACACCGCCATGAAAGCCGCCCGGGAATACCTCGACCACACCCGCAAAGCCGAAACCGTCCACAACCTCGACGAAAGATTCACCACCTGGGGAGAAACCTGGCACTGCGACCAGCCCGGCCACTACGAAGACGACGACCTCGTCAAAGCCGGTGTCGCGGCGAAACTCATCCACATCGCGCCGAAAACCCTCAGCACCCAACGCATCCGGGGCCGGATCAAAGGCCACTGGGACCCCCAGATGGCCACCGCCGGCGGCTACTGGTACCGGGTCGGCGACGTATACGAACTGTCCAGCAAGCTCCGCAGTCGATCCTGGCGCCGGAAAGGGTCGACAGATACCCTCAACGACAGCGAGACAGGTGACTCCAAATGAGGCCCGCAGGTAACCACAGTGAGCACTGGCCGCCGAATCAATGGCACCCCGCCTACGACTCCATCAAGGAATGGCTCGAAAACGAGGCCCCCGTATCCTCGCCGCTCGTCTACGACCACCTGACCGCCAGGCGCCCCAGATTCCGCCTCATCCGCAGGGCCCGCTGACCCATGACCCTGCTCTTCGTCGCCCTCTGCGTCACCTTCGTCATCTACCTCGCCTGGCTCGCCGTCATCGTCGCCGAACACCGCCTCGCCCAGAAAAGGCAGCGACGATGAGGAAACTCATGCTCCTCCTCGTCGCCTTCTGGATCTGCTACGGCCTCTTCTGCGCCTTCACCGGGAACTGGCTCAACGTTCTGCTCTCCGTCGGCGGCCTCGCTGGCACCGTCCTCGTGCTCGCCGCCGACAGAGTCAACCAGGGCCGCATCGGCAACCTGAGAAGCCAGGTAGACATCCTCCAGCGGCGCAACGACGCCGTCATTGAACTCAAAAACAGCATCGAGGACAAAGCCGCCGCCCTCGCACACAAGATCGCCGTCCTCGAAGCACGGAACCGGGCCCTGAAAGGCAACGGCCATGGATAGCCTCACCATTCTCTGGCTGCTCCTCGGCGGGCTCTGGATCATCGTCACCCTGGCCTTCTTCGTCGCAGGTGAGGCCCGCCGAAACACTGAAGCCCTTGAGAGGCGCGTGAAAAGACTGGAGCGCATCGCCGATGAATGATGATCAAGAAATCGCCATTCAGTCCCGGTGCATCCACTGCCTCGGTGAGCACTACGTCCTCAACCAGCTCGCCGTCTCCTACGGTGACGCCGGATGCCACCACTGTGGGCGCAAATCGCGGCAGATGACCAGAGACGAATACATTGAAGCCCTCACCGCCGCCCGGGAGAAACAGGTCATCGAATGAGAGACCCCCACTGCGCCATGTGTGAAGCCCTCCGGCGCGCAGGCGACGACCTGGACGCCATCCACGCCGAGTACGACAAGGCGGACCGGATCGCTCGCCTCCACCGCGCCTACCACCGCAAGCACCGGCACCACTAGACGACCCCGCCGCCTGCGTTTCCTCCTCCGTTTCCGCAGGCGGCGGGGCCACCAGCTCAGCCGGGGGTGGAACGGGTGACGATCCTCCCCAGGAAGCCCTGCACCACCCCCGGCTGCCCCACCCGGGTCACCGACGGGGCCTGCGATCAACACCGCCGCCTCCACCGCCAGCAGCGCACCCACTGGCGTGCCCTCTACGGCGACGACTGGCCCCAGATCCGCCTCGACTACCTGTGCCGGCATCCCGCCTGTGTCCTCTGCGGGCGGATGGCTTCTGTCGCCGACCACCACCCCCGAGGCATCCGCCTGCTGATCAAGCAGCGCAACCAGGACCCGCACGCTGACCGCCACCTGCGAGCCCTGTGCGCCTCCTGCCACTCCCGCGAGACCGGGCGCCTACAACCCGGCGGATGGAACGCCCGATGATCCACGAATACCTGTCCACCGGCTGCCTCCACGACGCACACGAGTACTGCAACCTCGCCACACTCAGAGCCGACGGCACGCGGAAGCGGCCCGCCAGGTGCAAATTCTGCGACGCCCCCTGCATATGCGACTGTCACCGTTCAACCACAGAGGAGCAGGGAAAATGGCTGCGACCATAATCGATGCCCGGCCCGCCACCGTCGACCTCAACCTGTACGCCGGGGACGACATCAACCTGAAGATCCTGGTCACCGACGACGCCGGCGTCGACTTCGACCTCACCGGCTACACCGCCGAAGCACAAATCCGGGCCACCGCAGACGCCCCCACCGCCCTGGACTTCACCTGCACCGTCCTCGCCAACGCCGTCAACGTCACCATGCCGTCCGCCACCTCCACCACCATGCCGATCAAGGGCGTCTGGGATGTACAGGTCATCTCCGCAACCGGGGTAGTCACCACCCTCGCCGCCGGGAAGATCACCGTCACCCCTGAGGTGAGCCGGGCCGACACCGTCGCCAGAGAGGCCGCCAAGTGAAGGCCACCGTCACCAACCCCAAGACGAAGCTGAAGATCACCGTCACAGTGGTCCGACCTGTCATCGGCGCCATCACCAAGACGTAAGCGCTAGCGTCACCCGCATGACGCACCGACGATGGCTGACGCCGCCCCCCGACACCTAGCGACAGGCATGAAAAACCCCGGCAGAGGTTGCCCCCTGCCGGGGTTTTCGCATGCTCGGGCTAGAAGCGGTCCCGGTTCGGAATGTCGACGATCAACCGGTTCGGCAGCTCCAGCACCCGCACGCCGACCCGCTGACGCAGGCCAACCGCGATGCGGACCACACCACGCCGGTCCTCGATCAGCCGGAACGCGCGAACATTGTTCAGGTTCACCCGCTCCACATCCTGATCCAGCGACCGGGCACGGGCAGGCTCCAGGCGCAGCACCAGCAACCGGCCACCCGGCAGACGCACCCGGTCACCGTCCTGATCAAAAGCGACATTCACATAGCGGGCCCGAATGTCCGGCACACCATTACGGAAACGCAGAATCAGCCGGTCGAACCGGCGGAACTCCTGCACATCCACATCGACCAGACGAGGCACCGCGACAGGGACGGCAGCCGAAACCGGCGCCGCCTGCGATACCGGGGCCGCCTGAGCCGGGGAAATCCCCACACCCATAGCGGCGATGGCGGCGAGAGCGACCATGCCTCGCACCAAATTGCGGAACATGAGAAAACCTCCAAAGAGGGGTAGAGGTTCGAACGCCCCCTAGCATGCCGGCAACCAGCGACAAAATCCCCCAGTCACCCGAACAGGGGCCGGCTGCCAGCACCGAAGGCCGGCACCGTCGGGGGGCGTGATTCCACGCCTGCTCGATTTGTTCTGCTGCGCCGGGGGAGCCACCGCCGGATACCAGCAAGCCGGATTCCACGTCACCGGCGTCGACCTACACCCCCGCCCCACCTACTGCGGCGACGCATTCCTCCAAGGCGACGCCCTCGAAATCCTCGCCCGAATCGGCGCCGACTTTGATCTCATCCACGCCAGCCCACCCTGCCAAGCCGGATGCGCCATCACCAACGGCACCAACAAGAGCAAAGGCTGGGGCCGCACCCACCGCCAGCTCGTCCCCGCCACCCGCCAACTCCTGCAAGCCGTCGGAAAACCATTCATCATCGAACAGCCCACCGGCCACAAAGGGCTGATCCGCTGCGACCTGCGCCTCTGCATGGACATGTTCCCCAAAGCCGAACCCCCCTGGGTGCAACGCCACCGAGACTTCGAACTCGAAGGCCTCCACGTCCCCCAGCCGAAGCACCACAAGCACCAGGGATACGTACGCGGCATGCGCCACGGGATTTACCGGCAAGGCCCCTACGTCGCCGCCTACGGCGACGGCGGCGGCAAAGCCACCATCGCCGAAATGCAGCACGCCCTCGGCATCGACTGGACCGATGTGCGGGAAGAACTCACCGAAGCCATCCCGCCCGCCTACACCCGCCACATCGGCGCCGCATGGAACAGCCAGCATCGGGCACCATAGGAGAGTCGCCCCCTCACCCACCCAACCCAGGGAGAGGCCGCAATGGCTAACCAGGACCCGGCACGAGACCGCCGCCGCCAGCAGGAAGAGGCCGAGCAGGAACGCGCCCGGCAGGAACAGGAACAGCGCCGCCAGGAACGGCAGCAGCAGGACCCCAACGCCCAGCAGCAGCCGACCGACCCCAACGCCCAGTAAGTAGCTCAGGGCACAAAAAAACCCCGCCCGGACACCCGGGCGGGGTTTTTCACACCAGCTCACAACTTCCTGTACGCCGCAATATGCCGCTTGATCTTGCGAATCAGCGGAGAATCCATGCTGTCACCCAGCTCGAACCCCGTCTGATCCTCCAAGCGGAACAGGAAATCCTCCCAGTCCACCCGGGAGGCACCCGCATACCAGCCGTCATAGATCCCCTCAGCGGCCACCAGCAGATCATCTTCGGCGCTCAACACCCCTCCAACCCTGTCCCCCGCGTCCACCAGGCTTCCCTACCGGTGGGCGCGGGGTGATCACCTCGCCAGATCAGACCGAAACCCCTGACGCTTCGGACGCTGCTTAAACGCCCTCACAGTCGACAGCCGCCACCTTGGACGCCGCCGATTCGCAGGCACATCCAGCGGGCCCGGATCATCCGCCGCCGGAGCCCGCCCACCCGCCACATACGCCCGCCACGACGACGCCTGAATACCCAACAGCCGCGCCACCTCAGGACCCGACAACAACCTGTCCGGATCCACCACCAAATCCCCCTCAAGGGGTAGCGGCCCCGGGAAGATAATCACCTCACCCATGCCGCACCCACAACGCCACCACAACACCCGCCAGAATCAGCAGGGCCAGCACCACCGACACACCCGAATGACCCTCAGGCGCACCCGACACGCCCTCGAAAAACGTTCCGTAGCTCAACGCCCCACCCCCCAATCGATGACCTGAAACTTTCTCTCCACATCGGTGACGAAATTGACGCCACCCTCGACTAGCACCCGCACCCGCCGCTTACCCGCGAACCTCGACTTGACCGGCTCCACCCCCAACCACCTCAGAGCAGGCCCACCGTTATCGGTGCGGAACCACATCCCCGGCTCAAAATCCGCCGGCGAGGCGAACATCACAGGTCCACCAGACGCTCAGCCAACGCCTGTAGACGGTCACGGCGGGCCTCCATGTCGGAACGCATACCCTTCGCCGCGCGAACACCCTCCACACCCACCGCGAACGGGAAAACCCTCTCCCGACGCTCCAGCCTCTCCACCACGCCGTCCAACGCCTCCAAGTGCTCACCCAGCGTCTCCACCTTGGAAAACACCGCGTCGCGGATGTCAGACAACTCCTGACCGGTGAACTTCACGAGAGCCGACCCAACATGACAACCAGCTGCTGAACACCCGCAGCGATCCCATCGACCTTGCTCTCCACACGCTCCAACCGGTGACGCAAATCCGTCAGCATCTCGTCGCTCACAACTCCTCCTCCTTGGCGGCACCGCGCCACCTCCACCAGTGCACACGCGAACGTGTGCACGATGGGCTAGAAACGGTGCCCTACTCGTCCTCGACCCAAAACAGGCGACCCTCGAACGTCACCGAAGAGAAATGCCGCTTTTCCTCATCGGCCGCCGCATCCCAATCAATGTGCGAAAACGGCCAAGTACCGATATCCACCGAGTGATCAGAATCCTGGGTGTCGACAAACCGGTTCCGGATGTACTCGGTGAAAAAGCCGTCACCGACAATCGAAACCCCATACCGGCACTGCTCACCGGAAATCCCCTCAACCTCCGCCACCAGCTTCCGCAGCGCCGCCAACTCCTCCGCGTCGCCCGCCTCCAGCCCGTCCTCCTCGTCGATCTCGTGCCAGCCGATACGGTCGACAAGCTCCCGGCCATCGATCACGCCAGCGTTCGGGTCAATCGGGTCACTCTTCATTTCCAGTCCTCCATTTGCTACGAACAATGCACACAGCGCACGGGCGAACCCGTGCACCATGCTCGCTATTCGTTGCCGCGCTCGATCAACAACGCCAGAGTGTCAGTGATCCGCTGAAGACCCGAAGCCGTATCCGCCGCAAGCCGCTCCACCTGCCGCCGCAAATCCGTCAGCATGAAATTGTGCTCAGACGACGTCAAAGCCAACGCCTGCAACGTGTGATGCTGAGCCCGAAGCGTCGCCGCCAAGTCCGACAAATCGCGGTCCTGGCTCGCCCGTAAGCCCTCCTGCTGCGCTAGGCGCTCCTCAAGACTCGCCATCACGCGTCATCCCGCCACGCATACACCCGGTGTTCATTCCCGACCCGGCGCCGCACCGCAGAAAAACCCGCCCCATACTCACGGCCCGAATTGATCCGCTCCACATGCGCATCCGCACGCACCACACGGTCATGGCGACCCACCACCGCAGACCGACCCCTACGCTTCATCAACGCCGCAGCGATGTCCTCACGGCTTGGCAGAGACGCATCATCGCCGCCAGGAACCGACTCCCACGTTAAATTGACCACCATCAGAATCTCTCTCCGTTTCCCAGGCAACAGTTCGCGTCACCTCCACGGCACACGGGCAACCCCGTGCACCATGGGCTAGCAGCGAACCTCAATACCCCTCAACCAGGCCAAGCGGGATAGACCACTTCCCCCGCCCCGCCGCATGATCGTGGTAGCCGTCATACCAAGCCCTAGGCTCGCGCCGATCATCCGCCCGCTCCAACGGCGACGAGGCGCCCATACGAGCCGACGCACGCCAACCACGCTCATACGCCGCCCGATACTCCGGACTCACTTGCCCTCAGCGAAAGCAGCACACCTGTCACACGTCGGAACCTCACCCAGAATCGGATGCGACGTTGAACCCGTCGCCGGGTTCTCGCACCGCAGAAACCACCTACACGGCTCCGGTGCCCACTCCCGTAGAAGCCGCTCCTGCTCGGCGCCGATCTCCTCAGCATTCACTTCGCGTGCCCCCAGTCCGGCGACGGCAGGAGCACACCGTTCACCGCATGCCCGGCGGCAACTTGCTCCACCGACCAGCCCTTAGCAATCGGCTCCGACTCGTCACCACACGTGCACACAGCCCGGCGAACCGTTCCCAGGCCGTACGTGCGCTCACGGACAATGTGCCGTTCGAGCCACAACGTGAGAGCGTGACGCTCACCGGCATTCCAGTCGCCGCAACCCTCACACGAGAGCGTCGAAAACGGGTTACGGTCGCACTCGCAATCATCGTATTCATCGCCCGGGAGGCAACCCTCCACGTGATCCTCACGGCCCAGCCCGAGCGTCACCGAATAGCCCTCATCGATAGCCGACAGTGGCTTTGGCAGGTCGGCTGGTCGTTCCGGGTCACACTCGCCATTGGCTTCCACGAGCACGCAATCGGTGCACACCCATATCGTTCCCATGATCTTGCTCATGGATCCTCCGTTCAGATAAGACCAACAGGATGCGCGGACCGTAGCCCGCGCACCCGATAGCGCTACCTGATCAGTACGTGACCGCATACTTGCCGCTGCCATCCGCATCGAATTCGACGGTGTGCCAGTCATAGCCGTCACGGAAAGCCGCCCACACCGGATCGGTATCCCGGGCCCGGCGCCTACCGTCAATCCACTCCCGGGCGGTCGAATCGGTGAAGCCGCCCACCGAACTACCGGTCATGGTCCCGTTGCGGAATTCGTGCACCCATACACTCGGCATCTCAGCGCTCCCATGCGGTAGGGGCGAAACCGCCATTACCAAGCCACTCATCAAGGGCCTCGAACGCATCTACAAGGGCATGCACAGTGCGGTTATCGACCACACAGAACGATGGATCGTCAGTGTCGTTTTCCATCTGGCTCATGGCGGACCTAGCTGCACGGCGGATCATGTTCAGAGCTTCGTTCGGATCCATTAGCTTTCCTCTCAGGGGGGCTTACTCATGTGGGCGCACGGGCTGTAATGGGAGCCTGTGCACCGTCATCAATAAGTCTTTGTGAGAATGGAATTTGCAACCCGTAGGCGAAGGTACAAGCAACGTTTCAGGTATTGGCGGTTCCTATGCCTACCCCCATGAGGGGGGTGGTTCATCGTGCCTACCTGCCCTGCGCTACCTAGTCTACCTAGTAGCGCTACTAAGTACCACTCAGAGTACCCCCAACAGGGATGCAATAGATCACTACCCCACACCCTTGACAGTGATGTACACCTATGTCCGATTCAGGGGAGCGCCGGCTACGAGCTATGGGGTGATATGGACATGGTGTTCCCAATGTCCGAATCGCCTGACCAGACAGACATAAATTCCTATCTGGACTCCACTGTGGAAGACTATTGACAATTACACACATCGATGTCTGGATAAGGCCGGCCTGAGACAGATGGGCGGTTACCGACATAGGGGTAGGGGTGTCCGAATCCACAGAGGACAGTCGTTAGCCGGGAG